GTGTACCATTCACGGAATTTTACAGCTTCAATGTCAGTACTATCAGTTTTTTGGATTAATTTACCAAAGAGTTTAAGTTGTACTGGTGTTTCTTCAGCAGTAGGAATGACTTGTTCAGTAAAGTTTTCAATGTTGGTATCAGTCATCTGTTCCATAAGATGAATACCTGATTTAAGCCCTTCTTGTTTAGCAAGTGAACCAAAGTAATGAGCAATATCTAATGCTGCAGGGCATACAATATCACGTACTGCTTGGAAGTTACCTTCATTAATAGCTTGTTTAACTTCATCATTCTTATCAAACATAATTTGATAGAATTTAGAAACTTCTTTTTGTTCTGGTTCAGCAGATGCTAAGAAGCCTAACTCTGCTTTTTCTGAGATAGTAAGGTTTGGTTTAGATTTTAATTGCTCTAAACGTGCAATTTGTTCTTGTGTAAGAATCATGGTTAATTTCCTATTAATAGTTAATTGATGCTATTTCTAGCGGTTATCTTCTTCTACTAGGGAATAATGAGTTAATCCTAATAGCTTCAGAATTTCTTCTAGTGCAATGTGTTTATCTGCACTTGCACCTACATAAGGAGTTCCATCAATAGAGTATGCATGAACCTCTTTATGTACGTTTTCTTCTACCTTTACTAAGGTAATGCCTAAGTATCTGACCGTTGGAACAGGTCTTTTATAATCGAATACCATAATGAATCCTTTAAAAAAAAAGCGTCCCATTAGGGACGCTGATTTTTAGCAAATACCATATTCACTTTCACGAATAAGATTTGCAATCTTATTACGTTGAGATTGTGAAATATGGAGTTGGTGGTTATTAGGAACAAGTTGTTCTGTAATGAACTCTAATACAGTAGATTGGCATAAATCTGCTAAAAGCTCTTTATACCAATAACGAGTATAGTTACAGTAATTTGATTTTGTATAAAAGCAATCATGTACTGTAAGAAGTTCAAAACAACCTTGTTTATGGAGTTTATTAAGTACTTCATAAAGTTTTTCACGATGTTTCTTAGAGAGTTTAAGTAACATACTTAAATCTTTAATTTCATCTGCAATACGGACAGTAAAAAATCCAGTAGTTTCGTAATAATAAAGTAAATCACCAAATACACCTAATTTATCCATTTCTTCTACTGAAATAGCGTCTTTTGCTTCTTTATCCATTTGGTCAGTAATAGTATTTAATAAATATAATAAATACTCAAAATGACCTTTATCAAAGTTAGCTCTACGCTGCATTTCTCTACAAATCATGCCATCGAGGGCATGAGTCGCGTTCCTTTGTGTTTAGCTAATATCGTTACTATTAGCCCTTCTTTCTCTTTCTAATCTTATTAAGCGTAGAATAGATGAAAGAAGCACTATATTTCTATAGTGAGCAGACTATATCTTCATCTCTATTTAGAGAGTAGGGCGTTTTCAATCCACTTGGATTGTATGAACTTCATCAACTGGTCTAGTTGGTATGTTCTAGTCGTTGAACCTTCAAAGAACTCCCGTTCTAAGCTTGGCTGCTGATTACCATATACTTTCGTACTTAGGCTTTCCAGCAATTAACCCTATTTTATTCATATATCACTATATGAAGTGCCTAACGTTTAAGCACAATTACTTACAGAATGTTTTGATGTACCTTCTTCTTTAACTTTAAATTCAATATCTTGTCCATCAATTTGAGCTAGATATGTATTTTGAACTAAGTTTGGAAGTACTACATCAAATGCATCTGGAAGACTAAAAGTATGTCTTGTAACTTCTGGATTCCATGAATCACACCATAAATTTCTTAATGAAAACGCACCTGTACAAATATTTTTATTTGCTTGATAGAAACATTGTAATTCTTCATCAGTATGCCCAAAATAGTCTTTTGGTCTTTTATTAGAGCCATAATACATTGGCATAATAGCGTCTTTACAGTTGTCTCTAGTCTTATTGTTTGGTTTACCATATAAACGTTTAAATTCTTCATATACAAGTGTATATGCATCATTTCGTTTATTACCGATTAATCCTGTAGAAGTTAATCCGGATTTACATGCAGTAAGTGCAGATAAAATTTGAATACCTGAGCAGCATGCATCAAGTCCTACTTTATAACCTGAAGGAATACCATTTAAAGTATCTCTATACGCTTGTAATCCACCAAATACTAATGCAGGTGCTTCGTCTGATTCATTAGCAATAGCTAACAATTCTTCATTTGAAGAGTCTTTATTAACTCTTGGTTCAATAGTTGAATTAAACCATTCGATACGCTCTTCAAATTGCTTTTTATCTAAACCAAAGTTATTGGCTACATCTATTTTAAGATAGTCAATGCCTGAATAAGCTTTCATATAATTTCCTTGTGTTGTTGAAAGGTTGAAAGTAGCCAGACTTTGCTGGCTTAGAAGAAGTTGATTTCGTCTGTAATAAGTTCTTTGTTATAGAACTCTATACAAGCTTTTTGATAGCTGTTCCCTTGGCTATTAACCCAGTAGCCAATAGCGTAAATACGACCACGTTTATCATATTTATGCGTATGCCAGAATCTATTACCTTGATTTACTAGCATTGCAATAAATTTGATAGATAAACGTTCAAACTTTTCAAAAGATTCCAATTTTACTTTGTATTCTTCTGTTAGTTTGTTTGTCTCTTCATCGAATAAGTCTCCCCAACAGTTTCTGATATTGCGTACAACATCAGTATTAATTGTTAATGGGATTTGGTTATATCTATCGAGTATATCTGTAGATAAGTTACCTAGATGATGGTTATTGTTCAGAATTAGGCTATCTGAACCAATAGTAAGATAACCACTGCCTCTATTGTTTCCTTTATAGTTTACTTTTAAAGGTTCTACAATCATTGGTGGTAAAGATTTAAGCTCTTCAATACGAGAAGCTGTTTCTGGATTAACAATATAGTTTCTCCAAATCTTTTGATTACCTTTTATTGGTTCTAAATCTATATAATCTCTTTCACATAGTTCCATAAGAACTTCTGAAATAGTTTGTTTAGATTCGCTGATATTACCCTTTTCCACTAACATTTCGATAATAGTATCGAAATATACGTGTTCTCGTTCTGCAACAATACCCATAATATCTAATTTTACATTTAGATATTCTTCATCGTCTTTAAACAAATCTTTAAACTCTTCACGAAGAATTTGTCTGATTTGTCGTTTATTGTAGGTATTTTCCCATATACGTTGCGTTTCTATTTTATCGCTAAAGTCTTTATGGGAATGTTTAATAGAATCTATATGACCTAAGTCAAACATGGTTATACCTCCATTAAATTAGATTCAATAAATACTTCTTTTCCTACAGCGGAGAAGCGGTCTAATTGTTTCATGTTATCTTTTTCTTCACCGATATATAGAACTACATCAAATGAGTCTAAATCAATGAATAATGCACTTTGGATAACTTCTACGGAAATATCATTTTCTTCACCAATATTTTTTACTACTGGTTCTAAAGGATAATTTCCTTGTACCAACAATGAAGAAATACTTTTAAGATTTAATTCTTCAATGATATCTTTTAGTGCTTTAAAGATAACTTCTTCTGACGCTAATGCTCCAGTAATAAAGATTCTTGGTGCTGTTTTGTAGTCTTTATGAAACGTATTTTTTAGAGATTCTACAGAATCTTTTACTGTTTCTAATCCACAGTTTGCACCGGTTAATGCTGTATCTACTAAATCTACAGAAGTATCAATTAATGCTTTTGCTAATTTTAATGTATTCATATGTCTATCCTTGCTTAAAAAATAAAGGGGATTTTCATCCCCTGTTTATTAACCTAATAATTTGTCTAACTGAGAATCAGTTGGTAAGCTATTTTGTGAAATTTCACCTTTCACACCTGCTTTAGACAATTCAAATGTAATACGTGGTAATACTTTTGTACCAGTTTCATTTACATTTACTGAGCTACCTTCATCTAAGCCTTCAAAGACTTGTTTTAATTCTGCAATAGCAGCATTACGAATGAGCTGGTGTTTTGCCCATTCGGAATCTTTGGTGATGTTACGAGATTGTTCCATGAATCTATCTAAAGAAACAACAATGCTGTTGTCCATAGATAGACGTACAAATGTACCATCAGCTAAGGTTACACCTAAGTTTAAGAAGAATTTGTTACCTTCTTTTTCAGTTACTTCAGGTTTTGTTTCAGGTTTGCGATATGCCATAATAATTTCTCCATTGAGTTGTTGTTGAATAAAAGTTGAGAACAATATGTCCTCACCATAACCAACCCAAACAATAAAGAATGGGATAGATATGGAATAAAGTCTGTCTATATGGAATAAAATAAAAAAGGGAATAAATCCCTTTTTATTATTGGTTCAATAAATCACTGTAATCATACTTACAGCCGTAAACCTCATACGAACTATCTGTACCGTCACATTGTTGTGCGATACCGAGCTCGTAATCAATAGCGTATGAAATGCGTTTAGGCATTTCTGCTTTTGCACCTACTGCTAATAAAGTCATAATAGCTACAATAATTACCGCAATACTGTGACCTAAGCCAATTTTATTAATTAAATAATTCATATTTACTCCATATCATCTAATACATCGTAGATATCAAAATCATAATCATATGGATATTCCATAATTTCCTCCAAACGGATGTTTATTGTTAATAAAAATAGTTTAATGAAAGGCACTTATATTTGGACAGAACGAACGTTCTAGAATGCGTATAAGATAGGAAGGTACGCAGGTATGAAGTGCCTTTGGTTAAACCCAACACAACCACACCAAAAACTATATAAATACACCACGTTCAGCTAATTTCTTCTTCATAGCTTTTAACGTGCTTATACTGTATTTATTGTATGGTGATAGATTAGTACCAAATATACTATTATAGGTACTAATTAGCCTGTAATTATCCATGTTAGTTCCTTAGACTGATATTAGGTATTTAAATGTAAATACTCTAGTTAGTGTATTAATGTTAATAAATAAAAAGGGGACAAACGTCCCCTTGTATTATAGACCCAATAAAGAGTCCAATTCATTATCACTTGGAAGTGTTCCGCCATTGGTGCTTGCTTTGCCACGTTTACGGATACTAAATCCCAATAATGGTAGCAATTTAGCCATTGTTGGATGCTCCATAAGCTGTTGGAAAGTAACCACTTCCCCTTCGTCCATTTGTTCAGTAATGCTATTTAAAGCATTGATGAATGAGTTACGAATTAACTGAGCTTTACCCCAGTCACTGTCAGTTGTATTGACAGTCTTAGTCTCCGCTAGATAGCGGTCTAAACTGATAGTGAGATGATTACCACTGTTTAACGGAACAGACATTCCGTTAGGTAAGTTGAACTCTAAGTTCAAATAGAAGTCGTTTACGTCTTTTTCAGTTGCTACAGTTTCTTGTTGTACAGATGGTTTACGATATGCCATTTTGAATTCCTCATTTGTTTGTTGAAAGTTATAGTAAACACCATTGTTTACCAACATAACCATACCAATACGATAGTACCCACTTAGATAGAGCTAAATAGACATACGATTTCAAAGCCCCACTTATAACATACTGATTTTATTCTAAAAAATAAGACATTTGATTTTTGTTATTTTTTATGCTACTTTTGCAAGTGCAATTTGCATTGCTTGAAAGCTTGCTTTCATCATGCAAATAAACACCGCAAAAGTGTAATATAAATCTTATCTCTCACCATATCTTTTTATACTCTAATCTATAAGAGTTAGCCTATAATAAACCAATATTATTTATTTATATGCATATGATATTCATTTTGTATTCATTATTACTGCATAATTATGCATATTTTATTCACATAAGAGTTATTTATTTATGTATATTTGTATATAAAATTGTATGTATATACAGTGTGTCAGTGTGTACTAGTGTTTATTTTGTGTACTATAAATAAAAAAGGGGATTTCTCCCCTTATTTTATTTATTTATTTCTGTTTACGTGAATAAACTTCTTTAGCTTTGGCTTCAATACGGTCTACAACAGTATTAATTGTTTCTTCAGATAAGCTTGTTTTAGCAACAAACTTAGTGAATTCTTCTTCTCTACGTAACTCTTCTTCTGCTAAATCTTTTAAGAAGTTATTTCTACGACTAGCACGTGCTACTTCACGGTCTAAACTAAACTCATGGATTTCATTTGATGCAAGAGATGCACCGTCAGAAACTGTAGCGAATAAAGAGCTGATAGTATTAGTAGTATTGCTGAATAAAGTCTTAAGTGACATATATAAATCTCCATAGTATAAGTAATATAAACTGAGCAGGATTGCTCAACATAACTAAACCAATACGATATGGAATGACCTAGATAATGGAATACTATACATGGTGTAAGAATTCAAATAGGGGGGGGGATACTACACAAGAGGGAATCTGTGTGTTATAGGTGTTCTAAACTTACTTCTACAAATATAAAAATCTGAGTACCCTAAAAAAATAAACTTACTTCTATAAATTTTAATTTTCAGTAACCTTAAAAAAATAAAATTGAACCATACCTATTTCTTGTTTTCTTTGGTTCAATTTAGTATATTGTATATGCCTCTGGGCAGTTGATTTTCATGAATGAATTTCCTTAGTATACCCCCTCTCCGTTTTGGAAGAGGGGTTTTTTTATATACTTGGAGATTAGGGACAAGAAAGAACAAAAGACTATGGAGATTTTTTCTTTTCTTTCCGTCCCCATTAGGGGACGAGTATATTGGTATAAAGTTGGTATAAAGTTGGTATAGGTTGTATTTCTGTTGGAGTTATATTATGCTCTGGATTCATAATATTGATATAAGGGGTTAATATGGCTAAATTTAATTTTAAAAGACAAGATGTATCTCTTGTAGATAAAGAACAACAAAAGGCTGATAGAGCATTAGCAAGAGGGGACTTTCCTAAAGAAGTAGATGTAGACTTTGATAAGAAAGTGAGCTTAACTATATTGGAAGAACCAGAACCAGAGCTACTATCTGTAGAAGGGTTACAGAAGATTTATCCTAGAAAGGTGAATAGAGAGACTCTGGAAGAATGTGTGAAGATGATGAATGAGTCTATTGTAGGTATGGACTCTGTTATGAGAGAGCATTATCGAGATAATCTAGTAGGGGTTATTGATGTTATTAAGGAAGGGGAACGGATTAAGTTTGCTGACTATGTGAAAGCTGTAAAGTTCTGTTCGTTTAAGATGGCAGGATATACTGATACTAGAGCGTATAGTTTGACCTTTCCTGAGCGTATAGAAAGGATGGCTAGAGAAGGAATTTCTAATGCTAACTTGTATGTATATGCAAATAGTTATGCGAAGAATAAAGTTGTAGTAGAGATTATGGCTAAGCTCATGGTCCCTACTCATATTATGTATCAAGACTATTTTCATATGGCTGTAAAAACACAAGTAGAGATTATGACGGATGATAAAGTAAGTCCTAAAGTAAGAAGTGATGCAGCAAATAGTCTAATGACACATTTGAAACAACCTGAGATTAAACAAGCAGAATTGAAAATTTCTACAGAAGATAATGGTGCTATTGGTCATCTTGCTGATGCATTAGCGAGCCTATCTGGGAAGCAGCGTGAGCTGCTGAGCAGTGGGGCGATGCGTCTAAAAGATGTAAGTGAAGCAGTGATTATTGAGGCGAATAACAATGGATAAGACTGTTGCTGCAAAGACAGTAGAAGAATACTTACGAGAAGTAGACTACGAAGAATGGGAAAAGAGTTATGTTCCTTCTGAGTTTGCTTTAAAGTATATGAACTTTGTGAAGATGGTGAATGCCGGTAAAGAAGATATTCAGACTTCACCTTTGTTTCATTATCGTATGGTTGAATCTCTTGGTTCAAGTAATATGAGAATTGCTAATCTCTGCTTACGGGGTGCTGGTAAGACTGTAGTGATGGGTGAAATGCTTGTATTATATCTGGCTCTGTTTAATGAATTACCTTATCTTGGTAAGTGTAACGTAATTATTTATGTAGCTGATAGTATGGAGAATGGTGCTAAATCTCTTCGTACTAACGTAGAAGCACGTTATAACCACTCAGAATTTTTACAACAATACATTCCTGAAGCTAAGTTTACAGATAGTGAGTTAATGTTTAAGAACATTGAAGGTAAAGAGACTTATGTGAAGTTGTTTGGTGCAAGTTCTGGTGTGCGTGGTTTTAAACGTAATGGTGACCGTCCTGTATTAGCAATACTTGATGACTTGATTTCGGATGAGATGGCTAACTCTAAAATACAGTTAGAGAAAGTATATGACTTGATATACAAAGCTGTCGATAATGCGATGAACCCGAAAAGAAATAAGATTATTTTCTCTGGTACTCCGTTTAACAAAGCTGACCCATTGTACCAAGCGATTGAATCCGGTGCATGGGAAGCAAATGTTTATCCAATGTGTACTCACTTTCCTTGTGCTAGAAATGAGTTTAATGGTGCTTGGAAAGAACGTTTCTCTTACGATGAGATGATGGATAAATACGAAAAGGCAGTAAAACTAGGAAGGGTAAAAGCTTTTAACCAAGAGTTGATGCTGCGTATTGCAAGTGATGAAGACCGTGTAATTTTAGATAGTGATATTTCTTGGTTCAAAAGAAAAGAGATACTTGAAAACAAACGAAGATACAACTGGTATATTACTACTGACTTTGCGACAAGTACTCATAGAAAAGCAGACTATACTGTAATTGGTGTATGGGCAGTAGACCACAAACAGAACAGATATTTAGTAGATGGTGCATTAGGAAGATTCTTAATGAATGATACGTTTAATAAGATATTCGAGTTTGTAACAAAGTATAATCCAATGTCTGTAGGTATTGAGGTTACTGGTCAGCAAGGTGGTTTTGTTCCTTTGATTAAAGATGAGATGTTGAGACGTAACGTTTGGTTTACAATCGCTAAAGGAAGAGAAAGTACGAAAGAAGGTATTGCTGTTCGTACAAATAAAATGGATAGATTCCGCTTGACAGAACCAGTGTTTAAGCAAAAGAAATTCTTCTTGCCAGAAGAAATGAAAGATAGTATCTTAATACAAGAACTGCTCGAAGAATTGTCTACTGTAACTATTGATGGTATTAAAGCTGTACATGATGATGCTATTGATATGGTATCACAGTTAGACCAAATGGTTATTGTATATCCTTCAGAGCAACAAGCTAATCTTGGTAAAGGAACTTCACAAGAAATGGACGATATCGACCCATTCTTCAATGAAACCAATACAGGTAGTGATTTAAGAATAAATGATTATTTGGTATAAGTTTTATGGTGAAGTTAAAAGATTTCTTACAATCTATTGCATTAGGTGAATTACAAAGTTCACCTCTTGTTCCAATCGGTGCTTGGGAGTTGAATCCTGATAGAGTGCCGCAAGTGATTCAAGCTTTAAATCAAGGGCTTGAATACTTCTATTCAAATTTTCCTCTAAAGCAAAATGAAGTGATAATTCAGTTAAGGGATGGTACTACTCGGTATTACCTTGATGACTACTATTCGATTAGAAATGGTGGTTACATTATGGATACTGTAGAGAAACCTTTCCAGAATGATGTCCTTCATATTTTGTCGGTACACTCTACACAAGGTAGAGAATACGCTATCAATGATGACTATGGTTCGTTCAGTATCCACACTCCAGAATACAACTGTGTTCAAGTCAATGGCAGAACTCCAGAAAATTACTTAGTGATTAAGTATCAGGCAAAACATCCAGAAATTCCACTAACAGAACCAATGAGTAGTGAGTATCCTATATCCATTCCATCTTCATACAGGACTGCTCTACAAACTTATGTTGCATGCTTGGTGTTGCAGAATATGGGTGGTGAGCATTTACAGGAAAGCAATGCTCTATTTGCTAAGTTTAAAACACTTACAGAAGAGCTTAAATTACAAGGTATTGGTACAGTAACAACAGTAGGTACTAATATCAGACCAAAGTTAAGAGGGTGGTTATAATGTTTCATAGACATCCGCCTATGCACAATCTTAACGAACCAAATCAATTAGTATCACATCAATTCACACCTGATGCTTTTTCTACGGTTCAGCAAGTGTATTTCCATTTAGGAACTTTAAAGTTTATCGCAGAGAATCTCCGTACTGTTGATACAGTGGGCAGAGAGATGTACAAGTTAGAAGGTCTCAGCAAATATCTTGGTGATATTGTGAGAGTATCTGAAGCGTTGAACTCTATTGTTTCTATTCAAAGTAACTTGCCGGTAATCTCTGAATTAGCACCACGTATTGAAGATTTTGTGTGTCAATTAGACGACATTGAAGAAAAGATTCGTCATCATGAAGTATCTTTTAAAGATGCAATGGCGATGATTAACTGCAATGTTAAACAACTAGAAGATATGTATATTCAGTATGAATGTGGTTTAACCCGTTTGATTGAAGAATACAAAGCTAGTTTGTGTGAAGATTACACAAAATACAAAAATGATATTGTTGAATATAGTGAGTCAATGCAAAAACAACATGCAGAATTTGAACATGGTATGCGTGTGTTAAGAGATGCTGTTAAAGTACAAGATGAAAATAAACTCTTGTTAGAACATCTTAAAGCAAGTGATGCAGTGACTAATGCTTTATTCCTTGGTTCAGAAGAAGCCAGTGCTAAGGCACTAAAACAGATTAAAGAATCTGAAAAATGGGGAAATAACGAAGACGTTAATAGACAACGGTTGAATTATAAACTTCCTGCAAATAATGTTCTTAATGTGATGAAGTCTAATCAAGAACGTTTGCTTAAAGAAGGAGCTGCCTAATGTTAAATCGTATTTTAGGTGAATTCCCTATCTTTGCTAAATTAGCAAAATTAGGTAAAAGAACCAACGTAAAAGGTGAGTATCTTCCTTCTGAATCTCAGCAAGCATTTGCTTTGTCAGACAAAGTTGCGTATGAAACAGGTGCAGAAAAAGTTACCCCTGAATTATTTAACGGTGCATTAAACTTTGTAACAAGTAACATGAGTTATTTGTTCCACAGAGGTGTACCAGAGTTTTCATTGAATGTTGCTTACTCTAAAGGTTCTATTGTGACGTATGAAGGTGCATTGTATGTATCTCTTACTGACAATAATGTTAAACATATTTCTCAAACTTCTCACTGGGGAAGATTTGTAATTGAACCAAATGCATCACACCACAATGATTATCCTAATGGTAAACCTAAAGATACTAATCCTGTAGGTACAATTCTTACTGTTCCAGTAACTACTAAACTAGATGGTTATATGGACTTTGTAGAAGGTGCTGAATTCAGTCCTGTTATTTATCCAGAGCTATATAAAGTTCTTGGTTCAAATAGATTTGGTACTGGTTCAAATACTAATAAAGAATTACCTATTGGTTCATTGGTTCATATTCTTTCAACCGAATCTATTCCAGATGGTTGGGTAGAATGGAACATGTATAGTTCTTTAGCCGGATATCCAGAATTACATCAAGCTCTATCAAGAATGGTAGAACGTTTACCGATTGGTCCTGTTAAACAGGCATGGGTAGAAGCGTTAAAACAAAACCGTTTCCCTGAGTTTAGTGTAAGTGGTTTCCATTTAGGTATGAAAGGAACTGTGGGTGATTTTATTCATGATGCAGCTTCTGCAGGTAGCTTATTAAGTTATCCAGTAGTTGTTGATAATAGCAACACACTAAATCCTCTTGGAGTTTCAAGATGTGCTGTAGACCAACACAAAGAAGTTGTGGGTGCAACCGTATCAGAAAAGTCGTATACGTCCTCAGTTGCCAGCCCACTCGTAGTTGTTGCACACCGTGCAGAACAACACAAAGATGTGGATGCGAAGATGGTTGTAGTATCAGAACCTGTAGCAGAGACTGTTCCGAGAACGCTTTCTACTCGTTTAATCGTAAAAGCTACAAACCAACGTCCATCAAATATTTCAAGTACTCATAAACAGGTAATTAAATATGCAAATTAAACGTCCTGATGTAATCAAAGTATTTGGTAAAGATGCAATGCAAGGTGATTACTTACCAGTTAGATTTGGTACTAATGTAGTAGTTGCTAAAGAATCTTTTGAAGATATTGCAAACAAAAACTTTGAATATGGTTTGGAATCACTTGAAGGTGATTTACAACTTAAAGACTTGAATACTGTATTCTTCTATCAAGGTGCTTTATTGAAATACCTATTCCAAAAAGGTATTCCAGAATTCAGTGCTTATGAGAATTATGAAGCTGGTGCAGTAGTTCAAAAAGATGGTGTAGTATGGGTAGCAACAAAAGCTATCGAAGCATCTCTCCATAAAAAAGAAGCTAACCCATGTGACCCATGTGGTTGTAAAACTGAATGTGAAAATCCGGTATACCCTTCTAAGGAAGCTGGCTGGTGTAAGTTCATTACTTCATGTGAATATGATGCAAAAATTAAAGAATTAGAAGCTAAAGATAAAGCATTAGAAAAAGCTATCAATGACCTTAAAGGTGTTGAAGGTTTCTCTGTAGTACCTAATGCAAAAACAGGTGCATTTGAATTACAGTTAAATTTATCTGATGGTTCTACTATTGCTATTCCTATGACTAAGTTTGGTCATATTACTAAAGAAGCTGATGGTTCTTTAACTATTGTTAATGCTGATACTTCTAAAATTGTGTTACCTAAATTTGTAGCAGAAAAAGATTTAGACCAACAAAAAGGTTTCTATTTCAATGCACAATCAGGTAAATGGGAAGTAGATTTACGTGATTTAGTAAAAGATGGTTCTGGTTTACAAGTAGACCGTGAAGGTTATGTTTCAGTTAAGCCTGCTGACTTTACTGACAATGAAACACTAGAAGTTCTACCTACTGGTAAAGTAGCAGTAGCTAAAGAATGGCTTAATAAATTTTTAGAAGCGTTACTTAATCCACTAAAAAGCTACATTAAACGTCAAAAAGATGTTAATGCTGATGCTTTAGACAAAGCTATTCGTAATTTAGAAGCTGCACAAAAAGCTTATGTTAATGAAAAAGCTCGTGAAGCTGAAGTCATGGCTCGTGGTAACTATGCTGAAATTAAAGCTTATAAAGAAAATCTTGATAAGTTAAGACAGCAAGTAGGCAGACATGAAAATGATTTAGGTAACCAAGCTAATCAACTCAAAGCTTTAGGTTTAGCTGATGAAGAAATTCTTGCGTTAATCCAAGCTGGTATGAATAAAGCAAATCTTAATTACATTATAAAAATTGAGCCTGTAAAAGATGGTGTTAAAGTTACATATGCTAATGGTACTACATCTATTTTAGGCGGTAATTCTGTAGCTGTAGATGGTAAAACTATTGTTGGTAATGGTAAAGATAAAGTGCTTTCAACGCAAATCTCTAAACGAACAGATAATAAATTATCTGTAGTAGATGATGGTTTGTATGTTGGTTTCCAACACTCTCATACATTTTATGTAAGTTCATCTTTAGGTAATGATACTAATATTGGTTCTCGTGACAAACCTCTTGCAACTATTACTGAAGGTCTATCTCGTATTCAAGATGGAGATAAAGTTATGTTCCGTCTTTATGAAAGTGATGTTCATGATTGGAAAAAATCATTATCTTCTCACGATGATATTCAATTAACTATTGAACCTTATGGTCCTACAACAGAAGCAGTGTTTGCAGAAAATGTTGTCAACTCTGCTGCATGGTTACGTTCTAAAGAACTTAAAAAACCTACTATCCGTATGATTTGTGATGAGCTTAGTTTTGGTCAAGCCAGAGGAGCATTCTTAGCGAATTTTACTAAACTTTGTTATATTCAAGGTGTAAAAATTGAAGTAGTAGAGCCTCATGGTAAACCTATTCATGGTATTTTCGGGTTCTCAGAAGGCAATGTTAAAATGCATTTCCGTGGGTGCGAAATCAAGTGTGGTACAGGTGGATTTATCCAAATTGGTTCATTTGATAACATGATTATCTTAGACCGAACTGTAGTTGATTATTCAAAAGGTGCATTCGTATATGTAGAATCACAAGGTCAATTACACATTGGTCACCGTTTTGAAAATACTGAACCAAATACAGCGATGCTTGGTAAAACCTCTCGTAACACAGATACTACATTACACTGGAATGAACGTACCCTTCTTGCGGATATTATTGCTCATGGTGTGAGCGGTAAAACTTCTGCACAAAGTTACGGTGTAATGTACTAGGAGTAAATATGCAATTTTATAAATTTAAAGATGCAATTCGTTCTTGGTCTAACTGGGTATTAGCTGGTGTAGCTATTACCCCAGTCCTTGATGCGAATGTACAAGCGGTAGCTGACTTACTACCTGAACAGTGGAAACATTGGTTTATTACTGGTTTAGGTTTAGTTGGATTAGTTGTACGTCAAATTAAACAAAAGTAAGGAGAACTTATGTCTTGTTGTGTTCCTTGCAGAACAGAAACTGTTTATGAAAACCGTAAAGCAGCAACACAAGCTGCACAAAAAGAAGCTGATTGTCAAAAGCAATTAGAAGCTGCTCTTAAAAAAGTAGCTGAGCTAGAAGCACAAATTGCTGAAGCTCATAAAAACCCTTGCTGTCCTTTATTTAAAATTGAATCTATTACCGGCGTAGGCAAAGAAGTATTAGTTACATTTGATAACTGTACTTATATTAAAGCACCTATGGATGTTGTAGATGAATCCTTAAGTAAAGCTAAAACTGATGCAGATACTGCAAAAGTAGAAGAACTTACTAAAGCTTTAGAAGCATTAAAAACTAAAGTAGATGAAGTTGCAGCAAAAGAAGACAAAGACACTGTATTCGACCCTTCTGCACTAGAAACTAGAGTAGCAGCTCTTGAAGCTAAAGACACCAGTTCTACAGACTTAAGTGCTTTAGAAGCTAGAGTTACTGCACTAGAAGGTAAGGAAGATAAAGATACAATCTTTGACCCAGAATCTTTAATTGGACGTATCTCAGCTCTTGAGAATAAAGAAGATAAAGATACAGTATATGACGATACTGCTATCCATAATCTAATTACTGCGTTACAAAATAAAGAAGATAAGGACACTGTCTTTGACCCATCTACTTTAGAAGCACGTATTACTGCTTTAGAGAGCAAAGAGGACAAAGATACTGTGTATGATGATTCTGCATTATCTGCACGTGTAAAAGCATTAGAAGATGCTCCTGCTGGAGATAAAGTAGATACTACTGCATTCGTTCGTAAAGACGAATTAGTAGATGTTCAAAACTTTGCTGGTACTGTAAGATTTAAAGCTTACCCAGCTACAACTATTGTTCCCGCTGAGGACCACTTAAATTAAACTTGTAGCTCATTAGGGCTACTTAAACTTAACCTTAAAATAGAGGAAAATTAAAATGGCTGTTATTCAATTTATGGAAAAACCTGAAGTTGGTCAAACAACTGAAGTAGTAAACAACGTACTTGAAGTTAAAATTAATAATGAAGGTAACGTTAAATTTGAACGTACTGAAACTGGTTTAAAAGGTGAAGTTGCTTTACCTGAAGCTAAAGTTGTAATTACCAAAGTAGAAATCGTTGACAACAAAGTTAAAGTTACCAAATCAGATGACACTACTGAAGAATTACCTTTACCAGCTCAAGCTATTGATGTGAAATTACAAAGTGCTGAATTAACCGAAGATAACAAGTTAAAATTAACTTTATCTAATGGTGATATTCTTGAAGCAGATTTAGCTAAATTTGTGGATGCACCGAAATCAGCAACTGAATACTGGACTGAAATCAAAGCATTACCTGATTTTAAAACTACAGTAATTGAATTACTTAAATCACCGGAAGCTAAAGCAGCATTGCTTGAAGTTCTTAAAGGTGAAGAAGTACAAAACTTGGCAGGAGATACTAAAGGTTACTTACTTGCTAAATAATCTAACATGGGGGAGCAATCCCCCTTTGGAGCATAGATGAAAGTAGTACAAGACCTCGATTTACATGATGACGACTTTATTATCGAAAATAATAAAGTAAGAACCCGTAAAATAGTTAAATCCTATAAGCTAGACTTTGCAGTAGGCAAAGACATCGTTACAACAAATAACCCTGTGGATTACGACAAACAGGAACGCAGACAGCTTACTGTTATGGATGGTATGGGAAAAATCCACATAGACATTAAAATGGTTAAGACTATTGGTCCTCGTCAAATGTTGCTTAAATTACCCCCTGATGCACCTAAGAACTTAGAATTGATTGAAACTCAACTATGGGATGGTACTTCAGTGTGGGTGGATAAAGGAAGTCCATGGGTTATGGGTAATGGTCTAAAAGCAGGTCAAAGATATATTTTTGATTTAATAGGATTCTTCGGATAATGAAAGTAGCAGAAATCTCAGAACTTCACCCTTCAGATTTTACAGTAGAAGATGGTAAGGTTCGTGTACTTAAAGCTTATAACTGGTATATGGCAGAATTTGCTTTAGACAAAGAATTTATGACTACTGAAAATCCAAGGGCTTACCTAGACCCTCAGTATAGAATGTTATCTGTGTTAGATGGTACAGGTAAAACACATTTAGAATTTAAGGTACTTAAAGATATTCCTGATGGTTCAGTAATCTTTAAACTACCTGAAGATGCACCAAATAATCTAGACAAAGCAAGTGCTCAAACTTGGGATGGTGGATTAATTTGGTATAACAGTAATAACCGAAATATCTATGGTAAAGGTCTTAAAGCTGGACGTTCTTATGCTATAGATTTATTAGGATTTTTTGGAGATTAATATATGGCAGAAAAAATTGTATTTGGTGCTGATATTGATAATGTAACCATTAAAAACATTGATGGTAAATTGACAGCAATCGTAGATGTAGAAAATGCTGAAGATGAGTTTGAAGTAGTTACTAATTATGTAGAACCTCAAGAAGATGATGACTACTATGTAGAATCAGTCTTTGCTAAGTTCCGTCATAAAGCTACTCAGCTTCTTACAGATGCTTACAAAAAAGAAAAGAAACCTCGTTCAGCACCAGTGAATGAAAGTTTTACTCCTCCTCTAACTGCAGTAACCCATGAAGAACGAGGAGTTATTACTATAGGAGTAGAAGGCAGTGTTATTTCGCAAGTAGATGGCAAATCTTTAGCTTATTCTGACTATAATCCTGCTAATACATATGTAGAAGCTAATAAAAGTGATTATGCGAATGCTAAAGCTTTCAATACTGCTAATGCAGGTAAAACTTTTACAGTAACTACTAAGAAACGTTATGCTGAATCTGAAGGTCATCCAGTAGTTAAACCTACTGAAATTCAAGTAGCGTATCCTACATTGAAATATACAGAAGGTACGGGTAAAGCTGAATTAAGGCATGATGCTTATTATGTCAATGCTGAGTTAAGTTCTAGTCGTACCACTGGAACTTTTCCAAGCGAATTTTATACTAGTGCAGAACTTTTAGATGAATTCCGTAGAGCTGTATCTGAATTAGATGCAAGTGCTATTACTATGCACTATGAACTTGTAACTACCGAAGGTCAAACATTCACAGGTGATGCACCTATTGACCAAACATCCCTTACAAACTACAAAGTAATTTCTGTTGACCGTTCTACTATTTCTGACTACACAAGTCATACGTTTAAATCAGAAAAATGGACTTTAGCTCCTATTACAGTTGAAAGTTTTAACTTCAAACTAGTTATTTCGTTTGAACCTTATGTGGATGGGAATGCTTAGTAAGGAGTAACTTATGAGAATCCTAAAATGGTTATACGGAGTTGATACACGCAATGTACGTATCTATAACTTAGGATTTCATTCTATATGGTTCATGCTTTGTGTGAGCCATATCTTTGGAATCATAGAGGTGGATTTACCTAATACTTTTGAACCAAAATTTACTACGGTGGTTTGGTTAGTAATAGCTTGTCTACTTACCAGTGTTGTAAGTATTGCTCCGGTTTCTTACTGTAAGAATCGAGATTTATATAAATATATTTCTCTTTTACTTGGTGCGTTAATCGAATTTATTATAGCTTACAAATATGTAACTATTTATCCACCATTGAACCCTATGGTAATTGTATCTACTTATTTAGGTTTCTGGTTCTTAGGTGGAGCTTTATTCGTCAAACAAGATAAGAAGGTAAATTATGGAGCTACTAACTGAACACTTTCCGCTTGTTATGGTTATAAGCGGTAGTTTCCTTGGCTCTATTAAATCCTCAATGGACGAAAATAAGTATACTTTTAAACAAAGATTAGTAAATTTTTTGATTGGTGTATATTGTGGCATCTCTTTAGGATTAACCTATATGACTACAATCGAAACTGGTTATCTTGGTTTGATAGCTCTTACTGGTGCAATGATTGGAACAAACATTCTTGAGGTGATTTCCGATTTAGCTCCAGAATTAGCCAAGAAATTCTTAAGGGACAAATTTGAATGAGTTTTAAATTAAGCAGTAAATCTCTAAATAAATTAACCAATGTTCATCCTGATTTAGTCAGAGTAGTACAAAAAGCTATTGAGCTTTCTACTACTGATTTCTCAGTTACAGAGGGTGAACGCTCATTAGCACAACAGCAAGCTAATGTGAAGAAAGGCGTAAGTCAGACATTAAAATCCAAGCATCTTAAACAAGACGATGGATTTGCTCATGCAGTAGACTTAGTACCTTACCCTGTAAACTGGGAAATAAATGCCTTCTATCCTATTGCATTAGCAATGCAACAAGCAGCAGAAGCTCTTAACGTGAATATCCGTTGGGGTGGATGTTGGGCTAAGCTAAATGGAGATAAACGTTCTCCAATGCGAATGGTGAAGGATTACAGTGATGCACGAAGAAAAGTTGGGAATAAAGTATTTATTGATGCCCCACACTTTGAAATCGTTGAATAATATTATATCATCTACATTGGTTCAAAAGAGCCAATAAACAGAAGGAAAAACAAATATGGCAATTTTACGCTATGAAGAACGTGTACGTATCGAACGTGCAAATGGTTTACGTAAACCAGACCAATGCGTAGAAGGTGGATGTGGTTGTTCAGTTTATGGTAGTGATGAAGCTTATAAAGGCAAATCATTCTCTGATATCGCTGCTACCCCTTTACGTCAAAATGCAGTGTGTCCTCATCCTAAAATGGTTGTACCAGTTACTGGTGCATTTGTTGTGGAAGAACCTGTTAAAGTATTTAAACCAGAATACAAAGACCCTGCTTACCAATTAGTAGATGGCAATCCTTGTGATGGTCGTTTAATCGGTGTAGTGGAAACTATCTCTGATTCTGACCGTAGTACTGTAACAGTTAAACAAGCTCATACTGTAGTTACTCACGATGTTAAAGTTGAAGATACTGCATTCGATGAACCTAATGAACGTCCTGTAGTAACTTCTACCATTAAAGCTGATGCTGAAGCTACTCAACCTGTAGCAGTAAATGGTACTGAAGCTGAAGAAGTTCCATTATCAGAAGTATCTGATGGTGAAAATTCAGGTCGTAAACCACGTGGTAAAAAAGCTGATAAGGCTGACAAAGCGGACAAAGCAGATAAGGAAGATAAAGCAGAGAAACCTGTTGAAAAACCTGCTGCAGAAACTCCGGCAGTTCCAGCACCTGCAGAAGGTAATGGTCCTGTTGGTAATCAAGGAAATGGCGACCACCTTTAATATCTAATATAGCCCTAGCAATAGGGCTATCCTTCTAAGGATTTTTATGCAAGATAATACAAATATTGAAAGTAGCACTACAGACAAGGTTCAACAGTTAATATCTGTATTGTCTGGTAGAACTGCAGAAAAGCTAACTAACTGGAAGAAAGAACCTAAAGTTGAAGACCTTATGGGGGATTATAGACAAGCACTCCCTGCACATAAGTATCACATTAGTCGTATTCAGAACTGGCTCAATCTGTTAAATCCAATTACCGATAAATCTAAAATTAAATCCGGTAGAAGTGGTGTTACATCTCGTATGGCACGTAAGCTTGCTGAATGGCGATATAGTGCATTAGCAAGTGCTATCTTAAATGAACGTAACTTATTCCAAGTTACAGCTTCTAGCCCTAAATTTATTGAAGCTTCTTTCCAGAATACTCTGGTTCTAAATTACCAATTTAATACTCTTATTGATAAAGTACATTTTATTAATACATTGGTTCGTACAATGGTAAATGAAGGTACTGCTATTGTTCGTGTAGGTTGGGAAGTAGAACAACAAACCAAAGAAAGAGAAATTCCTGTATACGAATATATTGAAGCAGATGAGCAAGGTACTATGCTTATCATGCAAGCATTAGAACAAATTAACCAAGAACAACAACAGACTGGTATTACTGATAGTGCTGAAACAGAAGTATTTAAAAATGCTCCACCGGATTTACAAGAAAGCTTAAGAGCAACTTATGAATATGGTATGCCAGTTATTGCACAAGATACGGGACAAACTCAAATTATTTCTGAAGTAGTATCTACTAAAAACAGACCTTCTGTTAAAGTTATTAATACTGCAGACTTAGTTATTGACCCAACATGTGAAGGTGATTTTAGTAAAGCTAAGTTTGTTGTGTATAAGTATCAGACTGATTTATCTACCCTTCGTATGATGAACCAGAAATCACCAAATACTTATAATAACTTGAAATCTCTTGATGCAGACTCACCTGTAGATTTAGGTGATATTAATACTCTTGCTGCTCTTCCTAATGAAGTATTTTCTGACTTGTTAGATAACAATCAGAATATTGAAAAAAGTTTTAAATTTAAAGATGAAGCTCGTAAACAAATTACAGTATATGAATACTGGGGATACTGGGATATTGATGGAACAGGTATTGCTCAAGCTATTTGTGCGACTATTGCTGATGGTAAGTTTATTAAACTGGAAAGAAATCCATTCCCTGATAACGAATTACCTTTCGTAGTTATCCCATATTTACCGGTAAAAGAATCTGTATATGGTGAACCAGATAGTGAATTAATCCAAGATAACCAACAAATCTCACAAGCTTTAACAAGAGCTATGGTAGACATTAATGCTCGTTCTGCAAATGGACAAGTAGCTATGCCTAAAGGATTCTTGGATATTGTAAATAAACAAAGATTCAATCGTGGTGAAGATTATGAATATAATCCAGTAGCTCATCCTGCAGATGCTATCTATATGCATACTGCAAACGAATTACCTCAATCTATGTTGGCTTTCCAACAAATGCAATATGCAGAAGCAGAAGCTATTACAGGGGTTAAATCATTTAGTGGTGGTATTGATGGTAATGCATACGGGCAAGTAGCTGCCGGTATGAGCCAAGCGGTAACAGCGATTAACCAACGTGAAGGTGATATCATGTTCCGTATCTCTAAAGGTTTAGAGAAAGTTGGTAATAAGATTCTAGCTATGAATATGGAATGGTTAGATGAAGAAGAAGTTATTTCACTTACTCAATTCCAATTTGTTACTGTACGTAGAGAAGATTTAAAAGGTGATTTCCATTTAGCAGTTAGAATTAAATCTAATAGTGAATCAGAAGGTAAAGCACAACAGCTTACTTTCATGGCTCAAACATTAGGCGAAGCTGCAGATTGGGGATTACGTAAAATCATGTTAATGGAGATTGGTCAATTATATAACTTAGATACATTTGTATCTGCTATTAAAGACTATGAACCACAACCTGACCCAATTCAACAAGAGATGGCTCAAGTACAACTTGAACTTGAAAAAGCTAAACTTGCTAAAGAACAAGCTGAAGCAGAATACTATCAAGCTCGTTCTGCATTTATTGATGCTCAAATTGGTAATACTCAAGCAGACACTGACCTTAAAGCTCTTGACTTTATGGAACAACAAGAAGGTGTTAAACACGCTCGTCAAAGAGAGATTGTTCAAGCTCAAGCAGAAGCACAAAACAAAGGTAAGATTGCTACTGAACTTCTTAAAGGACAAAATGCCTTACAAAAAGCTCAAATGGACAATGATACTAAACGTGCAGTAGCTGATGCTAAAGGTGATAGTAAAGAGGATAAAAAACCTAAAAAGCTATCACAAAGAGCACAAAATAGGGAAAATGCTAGACAAGCACAGAATAATTTAAGAAAATTGCCAAATCCTGAGCTAGGTGCTGTTCCAGATGGATTATTCAAAGCAGACGGTTTAGGTAACTATATTCGTGGTGATGGCAATACTGTACAGAACCAAATCTAATAGACTAACATAAGAGGACTATAAAATGGTTGAAGATAACCTAATTGAACAAATTGAACGTGAACGTAAGAACCAAGCACTTATCTTAGAACGTGCTGAAGCATTATGGCGTTTAATGGATAATCCAGATTTCAGATTAGTATTTCGTGATTATTATCAAGGTTTATACTTACAACGTATTGTAAAAGAAGACCTAGCTACAGCAACTGCAGATATTACTAAACAGTCTGCAGTAGACCGTATTAAATCTATTGGTTTATTTGACCAATTTATTAAACAACTTGATTCAGAAGGTATGTATGCAAAATCATTTATTCAAGCTTCTGATGAAGAGTTAATTGCAGCTTATACTGATTCTGATAGAGGTTAATTATGGCTACAGAAAATACCCAACCTCAACAACAAGAAGCACAAGTACCAGATAATTTAGACATTGGTTCAGTACTAGCAAGTGCTACCGATGAACAATTAGAAAATGTAGATACCTTTGAAGAGTTTATGGCTCAACAAGGTGTACAACCTGAACAACCTAAAGAACAGGAAGAAACACTTAGTGATAACCAAGCTCCAGAAGAGACTACTAAAACTTCAGAATCTGAACCAGAACAACTAACTGGTGAAGCAACTGAAGAAACTACTGAGCTTACTGATGCAGAGTTCAGACAACTTGTTACTGCAAGTTTCAGAGCAAATCATCAGGATGTACAAGTAGATAATCCTGACGACATTAGAAAACTAATGCAATTCGGTATGAACTATCACAAGAAGATGGGTGAACTAGCTCCACACCGAAAAATTTTAAAATCGTTAGAACAAAATGGTTTACTAGAAGCAGACAAGATTAATTTCGCTATTGACCTACTTAAAGGTGATAAAGCAGCAGTTGCTAAATTCCTTAAAGACCAGTCAATCGACACTTATGAATTGCCTGACTTAGAAGAAACCCCGTATCAACAAAAAGACTATTTACCTACTGATGAACGTGTAGCATTTGATGAAAAGACACAAGAGTTACAAGGTTCTGAAGCTGGTCAGCGTGTATTAAGCTATGTTAAGAATTTGGACCAAGATAGTTTCTATGAAATCTATACTAATCCAGTTATTCTAGATAACTTACAACGTCATGCTGAAAATGGTTTAATGAATGATACACTCGCTGTTCTTGAAAAAGAATATGCACTAGGTAAAGTTCCTGCAAACATTAAGCCTATTGATGCTTATGGTTTTGTAGCAGAACAACTTCAAAAGCAAAATCCAAGTAAGTATGAGCCTAATTACCATGCTCCAAAAGTAGTAGGTAATAACTTGGCTCAGAACCAAGCACCTAAACAAACAGCTCCAAAAGCTCCGTCTAGTGCTGGTATTCCTAACAATACTCAAGCTCCACAAAGACAACAATCTTATAGTGGTATTGATGCGTTGTTAAATGCTGATGAAAATGAATTAGCTAAATACAACAGTTGGGAAGAATACTTACAAGCTAACAATATTAATTTTTAAGGTAACAAATTATGGCAGTTAATTCTCCAATCGACACTGCAACACAAGCAGATGTAAACACTATGGCTAATGCCCATGCTCCAAGTATTGGTTCACCACGTGCTAACTTATATAATGACCCACAAGGTCTACGTGGTACTCCAGTACAATCTTCTGTTGGTTCACAACAATATGAACGTATTTTCTATACAAAGAAAATCATTCCAGCATTAGCAAAAAAACGTAAATTCTCTAAATTAGCAGATACTATCGCAATGCCGAAGAATCAAGGGCAACGTATCCGTGCTGAAGTAGATATTCCTTTACTTCATGATGCTAACTTAAACGACCAAGGTATTGACGCACGTGGCGTACATATCCGTAACGGTAACTTCTATGGTTCTTCAAAAGATATCGGTAAAATCTTAGGTGCTTTACCTGTATTAACTGAAGAAGGTGGTCGTGTAAACCGTGTTGGTTTCTCACGTGCATGGACTGAAGGTACATTTAACAAATTTGGTTTCTTCTTTGAATATTCTCAAGATTTAGAGAATTTCGATTCAGACCCACAAATTGTTTCTCGTATGTATCAAAAAGCTATGGAAGCAGCAGAACAATTAACTGAAGACTGCTTACAAGCTGACTTATTAAACGGTGCAGGTACTATCGTATATTCAGGTAATGCTATCTCTGATGATACTATGGACCAAACTTCATTAATCTCTTATCAAGCGATTCGCCGTTTATCTCGTGCATTAGACGATAACCAAACTCCACGTGAAACCAAATATATCTTTGGTTCAACTAACTTAGATACTCGTACTGCAACTACTTATCGTACTTTATTCGTAGGTCCTGAAGTTCTTAATATCTTAGAACAAATGAAAGACCATTTTGGTAACCCAGCATTTATTCATGCTCACCAATATGGTGCAGGTATCTCTAAACTTATGGAAGATGAAGTTGGTATCATCGACAAATTCCGTGTAGTTTATGTAGAAGGTATGTTAGGTTGGATGGGTGCAGGTGCTCCAGCAGACCCTCAATTCGGTCTTGCACAAGAAAATGGTAAATACAACATTTACCCAGCATTATGTATTGGTACAGATGCATTTACTTGTATCTCATTCGATGGTTCAAATGGTGTGAATAACAAATTCCAAATTCATCACCAAAAACCAAATCAATCTTACAGCTTGTTAGACCCATACGGTGAAATTGGTTTCGTATCTATTAAATGGTGGTACGGTATCATGTTCAAACGTCCTGAACGTATCGGTGTTATCAAAACTGTAGCTCCAATGTAATATTGGATTAACTTATAGGGGTTCACTCGAACCCCTTATTTCCTAGAAGAACAGAATAGAAGGAACGACAATATGTCTATTGAACAATCAAATGTAAACGTATCTACTGATGAAGTGGAAATCAACGAACGTGATTATTGGAAAGAACAAGCAAATATTCGTGGTGTATCTTATGCAAACAATATCACTACAGCGAAATTAAAAGAATTAGTACAAGCTCGTATTGCAGAGCAAGAAGCTACTAATTCAGGTGGTACTAGAGGTCGTCAAAGCTTAGAGAAATTAGCTCCAGAAGTATTAGCTAATATCGACAAAGCTACTGCTTTAGTACGTTTCCAAATTAATGTATTAGACCCAAGTAAACAAGACTGGACTGCTATTACTGTAACTGCAGGTAACGCTAACTTCTCACCAATTAGACGTGTAATTCCTTTAAATGCTCCTGTATGGCATGCAGAACGTATCTTAGTAGAAGTATTGAAAACTATGAAGTATGCTCATCGTAAATCTGAAAGACATCCTCGTTTACGTCAGCATATTGATAATATGTCCAAACCAAAATACTTACCGTGCTTTAATATTGTAGAACTTCCTCCATTAACAGAAGAAGAATTAAAAGCACTTGCTGAACAACAAGCGGTAAACAATACTGGACAATCTGAAAACGATTAGTAACAATAGCCTAGTTAGTTTAAAAATTAGCTAGGCTTTTTTAATGGAGATTATATGACAGACCTTAATAAGTTTTTAGGTACACCTGTTACCGGTATTGGTAAACAATACGATGTATCTGAATTTGCAAATAATAACCTTACTGGTAATGCTGTAGTCGATAGATTTATCAATATGGCTGGTGCTAAAGCCATTAAACCATTTGATAATGAAGGTAATCATATTGGTGCAGGTTATGAATTTGACAGAATAGTAGATGGTGATTCAGGTTTTGCTACTTCTGCTCAAGCATGTAAAAATATTTGGTTATGTGTACCAAATATCAATATTCCAGACAGTGTAAAAAATTTAGGTTTTGATGCTGAAGATGGTACAAAGTACAAATGGAAAACAGTTGAAGATGTAAATAAGATTGCAGATGAAATTGATAGTATTCCCGATGCTCATCAACTGGTTCAATTTTTATCTGATGCATATAAACAAACTGAAATCTTTGACTTACTCAATCCTAAGTTACAGAAAGCTATTACGGATTATCGTGATAAATATCCACTTCGTACTATTGAAGATTATGCTGACTTATCTGCTTACTTGAATGCACCTTTTAAAAAACTTGATATTGAAGTTGCTACAGAAAATGAAGAACTCAAAAAGATTCTAGAAGCTTTAGATAAGCTTGGTTTAGAAGACCTAGATATTCCTTTAGTCAAAGTAGAAAACACTGACCTTACTACAAGAGAAGTAGACGGTACAGGTGTATTTGATTTCATTGGTTCAAGTGTTATGAACCAGTTAGAAATGATGACTAATAGAAATCTTATTTCTAAAGCTGATGTAGCAAATGTATATTCTACTTTACTGGTTCAAGGCTTACAGACTTCTGCACAATATGCATTAGAGAAAGCTAATATCTTGAACCAATCTTATGCAATGAGAGTTCAAGCAGTACAAGCAGCAGTAGCAGTACTTCAAGCTAAAGCTCAAATGCTTATGCTACCTATTCAGTTACGTTTACAATATGCTCAGTTAGAAGCTCAACTTAAACAAGTAGAATTATTGAAAGTACAGACTGAACTTGAAAAAGAAAAATATCCTCAAATCCAAGCTCAAACTGATTTAATCTTGGCTCAAACTGATGCACAAAGAATTCAAAATGAGCAACTTAAAGAACAAGCTTATATTCTTCAAGAGCAAGTTAAACAAGCCGGTATTGCTACTCAGTTACAAACATTGCAACTTGACCAACAAGCTCTTGCAAATAATAAACTTGTTGAAGATACCAAACTTACAGACGCTCAAACTCAATTACAACTTAAACAGGTAATGTTAGCAGATGTTCAAAAAGTACAAGCTAAAGCAGCTATTAAACTCCAAGCACAACAACTCGAAAAAGAGAAAGAAGGTTTGGCATTGGTTAAAGCACAAACTGCTGCAGCATATGCTCAATTAGCTGCGTTAGAAGAGCAAATTAAAGCTGCTAAAGCTCAATATAATGACCGTATTGATGGTAAACCTGTTGGCGGTGTATTGGGTGCTCAGATTGCTGTAAACAAAGCACAAGCTGTAGGATTTGAACGTGATGGTTTCATTAAGTTTATGAACCAAGCACAATCAGGTTGGGCTGCGAAGAAAACAGCAGATATTGCTACTATGGCTCCATCTTCATACTCTGCACTTGGTATTGACCGTATGATGACATGGGCAGCACATAAAATGTTTAATATGCCTATTGATACATTTGCAATGCCAGATGGTTATGCAGATTATATTACTGATGATGAAATGGATGCTAAAGTTGCAACCAAAACATCAGCTAATAACCATAAATAGGAGTAACTAATGGGCTTAGGTACTACAAGGTATTATCACTATTTCACTCAGTATTCTGATGAAATCAATAGTAACTATATGTCAGACCCTATTGCTACTTATGCAGCAGCAGCCGTAGCAAAGGGTGATGATATTGGTTCAAGTGTTGTAGAAGCTTTACAACAAGGTAGAGGTGTACACCTTAGAAGATATTACCAATATGCACGAGCAAGATTTGGTAATAGATTCTGGAATTGGAATTTAAAGACTCTAACCGGTAATACTGCAGGTACAAAGCTTGATAAGAAAATGGCTAAGATATTTATTCCAAGTTCTAAGCCATATACTTATATTGCATCTACAACACCTGAATATCATAAACTTGGTCCATACTTGAACCAACGAGTAAAAGACACTTACGGTATTGATGAGTTTAATGATACTTATAATGGTAAACAGTATGAAGCTACTGCTGTAAATATGACTGATAAAGGTGCAACAGTACTTAGAACTGTATCTGAACCAAGAGAATACTTGTACTTGCCTGACTTACCTGAACCTAGTATTGGTGTAATTTACTGGGACTATTCTGAACCAGAATATAAATCTTCTACTACATCTAGTGAGATTTATTTTGAAGAAAAGATTCCTAGTGGATACCCTAAAACTGTTGGTAATAAAGTTCTTCTTAAAGAATGGGCAGAATCATATAACCCATTTGGTGATAGTGAATCTGGTTCTGTTTATATGGATTCTAAAACCGAAGAAGAACTAGATAAAGAACAAGATACTGAATCTAAGATTAATATTAACTATACTCGTAAGATTTATCGTAGATATGCAGAAGTTAAAAAGATAAATACTCATAACTTTGGTAGTGGTGACCCAGAGTATACTTATGATTATGTAATTACTACCGAAACTTATGAGATTACATATAACAAAGAAAACTTTGCTTATATGACTGAATCCGGTTTAACTAATTCATCTGCATTAAAGTTTTTTATGGATAGTCGAAAAGACCCATCAAGAATTTCAGCGGGTGAGATATCTTCAAAAACTGACCCAAGTGTATTTAAGTTATATCCCTATCTTCCTGTAAAAGATTTTGGTGAAGATGCTTGGGAAGAAACTTGGTTAGTTCCTAAACTTGGTCCTAATGATGAGATTGTAAAACTTCAACGTATTATTGATGAAGCTTTGAAAAAACAAGCTGAAGATAAACAATATCAAATAGACCATGAACCAAACCAATCTAATCCAAGATTAAAATCTAGGGATAAGAAATCAGATAGAAAAGATAGTTCTAAACTCTATACTTATAATGGTCAGCAATACACACTTAGAGCTTTACAGAGACGATTAGATAGATACCTTTCGCAAAAGCGTAAGGTTAAGTTTAATAAGTTACACAACCCTGCTAAAGAACTATCTGAAAGTGCTACTAAGAGACATATTGATAATCTAGCTGAAATGCTTGGTTTAGATTATGAAGCTATTGCATCTAGTATGATTGCTGATAAAAACTATCAGAATGGTACAACAAATACCAGACAACGTTCTATTATGTGTTCTGTAAACTTCTCTTCTAACATTGCAGAGATTCAAGCGTATTGGTTCTATATGGTTAAACGCTTATACAGGCTCTATGGCGAAGAAAGAGACTTTGCTGAATGGAATGTAGCAGTAGCTAATGCTACCAGTCTCTATGACCTTCCTATGAAACATTTTACATGGAAGAACCAATCAGGCTTAGATTATGGTGGTATGTCATGGATGTATATCCGTAAGATTGAATTGAATGGTTCATTACGTAAGATTAAACGTTATCGTAGATTAAAAGAAATTAAACGTGGTAAACCAATCACAATAAACAGCATTGATGAGTTGAAGTCTCTTATTGAACCTCCAAAAGAATTTGCAGAAGATACTTATCATACTTCTAAGAATGGTACTCAGCATAATATTGGTGGACAGAAATATACTACTTCTGGAACATTTGATAGAAATTTAGATATTGGTACTGTGTTCAAAGACTTCAATTACACATTCTTCTGTAAAGAAGGTAATAATGGTAAACTTGAAGTTTATGCTGTAGCTGGTTTATGTTTCTATTCTAAGATGATTCAAAAGATTCATTGGGCTACTGCATGGTTTGACTTAAGTTTACAGTATGCTAGAAATCATAATAAATATGTTCCTAAGAAGAAAGATTTTGAAGCTACTTATGATATGAAACATCGTATCAGTAAACGACATTATTATATTACTCGTATGTCTCACTTTGGCGTGATGCCGGTAGACTATAATGTTATTCGTAGGGTTGGTGGTGCAGAACTTGAACGTATGTCACAACGTATACCTATACTATACGGTTTTACTCATACAGAAAGTAAAGGTAAAGCTAAATGGGTTAAGATTGTAATGCATGTGGTTCAAGCAATTATTGCTGTTGTAGCTTTTGTACTATCTTTACCTTCCGGTACTTCATCACTTCCTGCAGGTGCAGCAGCTATTGCAGTTATTGAAGCTTTAATCACTGCTGCAGCAATTTCACTTGTAGTACAACTAGCATTAAAATATGTATTGATTCCTCTACTAAAAATGTTAGGTTTAAGTGGTATTGTAGCTATGATTGTTGCAATTATTATTTTAATTGTTGCAATGTATCTAGGTGGACAGATTCCTAACGGACAATCAGTTTTACCTTATGGTTCAGAAGTAGGTAAACAAACTGCTACTCAAATCAGTTCAGAAGTCGTTAAGAGTAGTGGTTCAGTAATAGATTCTGTAATGAGTTCTATTAACGAAACTATTAATACGTTTACAACTAATTTATCTACTCTTGCTAAAGCTGCAAGTGGTGTTACTACAGATACCCTTGCTCAAGGTATTCAGCAAGGTTTAACAAACGCTGTTAAAGAATTAACAAGCATGTCTGCATATAAAGCATTAGGTATGCTTTCTAATGCAGGACTTGAAGCAATTAACTCTAATAATGCGGATAAAATGAAAGCTATTCAGACTCAATCTGAAGAAGAGACTGCAAGATATAATGCAGCTCAGCGTGAATTAGAAGAGTTACAAGAAACAATTAAAAACGCATCTTATGACGTTAAGGCAGTGTTGGAAGCACAGAGAACTAGATTTAGAATGTATGACCCAACGTCATTCTTAATGTCAAATACTACACCGGATACTTATTCGACAACATTCGATTATTTATCTAATTTTATCAATATGAAACTAAACGTAGACCCTGCTACAACAGACGTAGCAATGACACCTGACTTTAGTTTCGTTAATCCTTATAAAACAGTATAGAGGTAAGTATGGGAGTTCGTTTAGTCAATGGACAACTAATTGATGATTCTAATGGACTGAATCAAGCGTATAACTGGGGTAATGTAAACTCTGTATCAAACCCTTTAACAGGTGTTTATAACAGAACAACTACTCCATCATTTTTCGGAGATACTACAGCAATTAATTTAGATATTTCTGGAAATAATACGTTATTATCCAATTTAGGTAAAACTGATATCTGGGGAAAATTATCTCCAGAACAACAACAATATGTTGCAAATAATTTTATTGGTGGACAATCTGGAAACTATTTGCAAACGGTTTCTCAAGGTCAGCTTAACACAGATTTAAATAACTTTGCTTCTAGAAGTTTTGGGGCAGATTTAAAAGGAAATGGTGCATCTAATAGTGGTGGTTTATTTGGTGGTACAGGTATGGACCAGTATGGTAATAGAACTTTCATGGGTGGTACTGGATTACAATGGGCTGGTTTTGGTGCTAACTTAGGTTTAGGTTTATGGGGTGCATATCAACAACATAAACAAACTAAACTAGCTCAACAAGCATTTGAAGAACAAAAAGCTTTACAACGAGCTAACTATAAAATGCAAGCTAAATCGTTTAATAACAGTCTTAGAAACCAACAATCCGGTAGAGGATTTGTTGGTATGTCTGGTTCAGCTAAACGTACATTAGGTCGTGAATACGATGCAAGAAAAGCAGAGGAAACTTACTAATGGCAATCGAGTGGAAACCTATTGAAGGTGGATTTGGTTCAGTTATGGAAACAGCTTTAGCTCAGTCTAAACAACTCGCTCCACAACAAATAGATATTACACAAGGTTTCGGGGGTAGATTTGTTACCCCTGAAGAATATTATACAGCAAAAAATAATGCTGCCTTATCTGCATTAGATATTGAACCAACAGAACAAACAAGTGCATTAAGTGCTCTTGCATCAAATAAACAAGATGTATTATCCCGTCCTACCCAAGAAGTATCACCTTCATCTGTAGCATCATCTATTTCTAATGTAGTAGCAGGTACTCCAAACAAAGGGAAATACTCTGCACTCTATGGAGAAAACTTTAATAAGTATGCTCCAATGATTGTTAAAGAAGCACAAGCTCAAGGTGTAGACCCTAATACATTATTGTCTATGACGTATATTGAGTCTAAGTTTGACCCTAATGCAGCAAATAGTGCTTATGGTGGTTTGCATCAAATTAGTAAATCTCAGCATAGTAAATGGGCTGACCCAGAGTACAATACTCGTGAAGCTTTAAAATTATATAAAGCAAATGAAGCTTATGCTCGTAAACAAGGTATTACATTTGATGTAGGAAATGCTTATTTATTTCATCAACAAGGTTTAGGTGGAGCAACAGCTCTATTAAAAAATCCTAACTTGTCTGCAGCAGAAGCTTTAAAGAAAACTTCTCAATGGAAGAATAAAGATGTAGCTTGGATTAATAAAAATGTTATTGAAGCCAATGGTGGTAGAGCTAATATGAGTGCTACTGAGTTTGCTAATTTATGGCGTAATAAAGCTAACGAAGTATATGCAAACGTTCGTGGTAGAGAAGCTCAACTTGGTGGATGGGCTAATTATTTAAATAATAGAGGTTAGTATGGCTGAAATTAAATGGTCAAATGTAGATGGTTCTGCTCTTAATGGTGCAGCATCTAATGCAAATAGTGCAGTAAATAACTACGTTAGAACTCTTTTTGGTATTGGTTCAAATGTAGAAGACTTTACTGATAAATTACAAAAGCGTTCTGATGAAACTGCAAAATGGAATCGTAACCAGAATACACAACAAATTATTAGCAAAATGCATGATGCTGATAGTCTTGATGCAATGAACCAACTACAAGCACAAGGTATCGGCAATGCTCAAAATGCCCTTAATCAATTTGGTGGACAAGTAGATTTAGCAGCATTAAATGAAGCAAAAGCTACATGGGCAACTGATACAGAGAAACGTGCATCTGCTAAAGATAGTTTATTAGATTATTCACCTGAACAGAAAGAGCTTATGTCTGAAATCCAGAATGATATTCTTACTGGAAATATTGAAGCTGCTCAAGCTAAGTTAAACACAGGTAAATTTAGTAATAAACAAAAATCTGACTTAGTAAATAGTGTTTATAAAGCTCAAGAAAATAATAAAGAGTTTAACCTTAAGTATGCAGATACTGCCGGTAAGTTTGCTAACTCACAGCTTGAATATCAAAAAGCACAAGCTGAAGTTCAAAAATATGAAAACGAGTTTCTTGCTGCAAACGATGATACTTCTGTGTCAAGAGCTTTATTAGCAAAAGACCCTACTTATCTTAAATTACTTGGTAATGTCGAAGCATTAGGTCAAACTACTAACTTAATTAAATCTCAACTTGATATGTATGGTTCAAGTAAGATTCTCAATGGTGGTAAGTATGCTCCAAAGCTTCCTACTGATATTGCTCCATCTGTAGGTACTGGTTCAGTTAAACCAACTGCTTCAGTGCAACCTACTCAAGAAGCTGTAGAAGCTCAACAAGCTTTGAACCAAGAAAATCCTAATACTGTATCTAGTGTAGCAGAACGTGTAGCTCAGATTGCTGCAGACCCTAAAGCACAAGCTACTAAACCAAAAACACAAGATGACTTTAAAGATACCCTTGCTGATTCTGGTTTTAGTGACCGTACTGGTAGTACTATTCCAGAAGGATTACAGCCTACTTTCAATAAATTAATTAATGGGAATATTGATATAAATTCTGCGGATGGCAAGAAAAATCTAGCATTATTGGAAGCTTCTATCAATGATAGAATTAAAGCATACAATAAACGTACTGGCAGTAATATTCAATCTGTTACCCTTCCTACAACACAAGTAGGTTTAGCAGATTGGAAAAGAAAAATGGCAACTCGTAAAGAAGCTCTTAACCAAGAACATCAAATAGCTTTGAATGAAGCTTTTGGTATTAAACATACTAATAATCCAAATGATATTGACCCAGTAAAAAATATTCTTAAATACGCTTTATCCGAAAGTCAGTATTCAAAAGATGATGCTAAATACCAAACTAAAGATGATGTTATTGAAGCCCTTAAACAAGATAAATACGCTAAACAAGGTTGGTTTGATGGTAACGATTTACAAGAACGTGCAGTTAAACTTTTAGATAGATTTGAACCAAAAGAAGTAATGCGTATTATTAATGCTGTTACATCAAATGGTACTCGTGAAGCTAATGGTTTATTCAATCCATTCGAAAATGATGAGTATGCTGCTATTGATAACTTAATTCGAAATGTAGATAAAGACCCTAATCTTCTCAATAATCTTCGTATTAAAGTAGAAGACCTCGCTAAAGAAAATGATAATAAAGTTAGCGGATTAGATATGGTAATTCCTATTGGGCAAGCAGCATCTATTGATGCTTCTGATAGAAATGCTTATGGTAAAGAGTATGTTGAATCTAAACATGCTATTAATCGTAAAGTAAGTGCTGAAGTTAAAGCTAAAGAAGATGTAGAAGCTCTTAAACAAAAAGCTGATATTGCTAGTACTAATACTTCTATTAATAAAGCTGCAGAAGAATTCCCTGCAGATACATTAAAAGCTTTATTAGAAGAAGGTACATTAGATACTGCTTCTCAGATTAAAGCTTATGTAGCTTTAGGTAATGAAGTTCCTAGAGATTTAGATGAAAAAGAGTTAGATAAAATCAGAAATACTCTGTTAGAATTACCGGCAGAAAAACTTAAAAAACTGATTCAAAGTAAAGTGAATACTGCAGCTCTAAAGAAAGAAGCAGATAGTTTACGTAAAGAACTGAAAGATAAAGATTTACTAACTTCAGACCTTGAATCTAAACTCAAATCTATTAATTAACGGAGAAGTTTATGGCTGGATTTATTAACTGGAATAATATGGGAAGTATTACTGAGACTTCAGATGCTATCGCAGAAAGAGAACAGGCTTTAGAGCCTGTTCAATTTGATAGTAATCTATGGACAAGTCTTGGTATTGCAAATCAACGAGCTATTACTCCAACAGCACCTACTGCATATGAACAGCGTAAAGCGTCCCTAGAAGAAGCTACAGAAAGAAATAAAGCTATCCTAGGGGATAAGTTAGCTCAAGATGCTGAGAAGCGTGATGAGCTTCTTATTGCGTCTGGTGCGGATGAAAATCAAGTTAAACAAAATAGACAGTTACAAACTGAGATTAAAAATAAAGATAGTTTGGAACGTATTGAAAACCATATTGCTTCAAAATCTGACCCATTAAACAAAGTAAGTTTCTTTGATGAAGATTTAGAGAATGCGATTCATAACTTAAGTCGTAATGAAGTTATTGAATTATACGCAGGTAAACCAGAACTTAGAGATTATATTCTGAGCCAACAAGGTTATGCTACAAATCAATTAGCTAAAACTGGTTTATATACTGGCAATGCTGCATCTGTATTTGGTAATGCTGCTTCTGTTGGTTTAGGTGCAGCAGGTGAAGAAGCTGCTCTATTAGATTGGGCTAACTATACTGCTAAATCTCTTACTGGTTCATCTGAAAGTGAGAAGACTAAAGCTATTACAGAAGGCTTATCTAATAAATTAAATAACCTTAGCGATGAGTACAGAGATACTGCTGCTCGTTTATCTGATGAATCTACTGCTGCAAGACAAGAGCTTACTGATTGGGAATATGATAAAAAGATTGCTCAACAGAAAATTAATGGTCTTCGTGGTTCAGAAGTTAATCAAGATACTGTTGGTAGAGAATTATCTAAAGTTAAAGATGTATTATCTGATGGTTATCAAGTTACCAAAGAAATTGCTCAAGAAGTTCCAAGTACTATTGCAACACTTGGTGTAGCAAAAGGTGTAACTTCAGGTGCTAAAGCTGTAGCAAAATCTTTAACAAAAGATAAGATTGAAGCTAATCTCGCTAAGAAAGAAGCTCGTTATATTGCTGAACAAAAAGCTAAAACTGAACTTACTGAAGATGCTATTAGAGCTACTCCAGAATTTGCTAAAGCTCAGGAAGTAGCGAAGAAAAATATTGATGCAGTATTCGCACGTAAATCTCAAAAACATTCCGGTAAAATTATTACTGGTTGGGAGACTGTAAGCTCTGGTGCTCAAAATGGTGTACCTGCTTATAGTGATGCAGCTTCATTTATTTTGAACCAAGATGATAAATCATTCAAAGAATCTAAAGGTTTTAAAGATTTACAGAAAGAGAATCCAGATATTACTGTAGATGATGCTAAACAAGTATTAGCAAATAGAGCTGGTGAAGAAGCTATGCTTCGTGCATTCTTCTCTTCTGCTATATTAGGTGCTGCATTCTCTAATGCTGAACGTAAACTATTTGATAGATTATTCAAAGGTAAATCTTTAGCAACGATTAAAGAACGTGCTAAATCATTTGGTATTTCTGTTGGTTCAAATGCTGCACAAGAGTTTGGTGAAGAAGCTTCATCTAAACTATATTCTAATCTAGCTATCAATAATGCATTAGGTTACAAAGCTGTTGATGAATCACGAGATGTATTGTCATCTGGTTTATATGGTGCAATTACCGGTGGTGCTACAACTACTTTAACCAATACACCTGAATTGATTGGTTCAGCTAAAAAAGCTGGCATCAATAAATTAAAAGAAATTCGTAGTGAAGTTTTAGATAATAAGAAAGCTAAAAATACCGCAGAAGCTTTTGATAATTCATTTACTTCAGATGAAATCAAACAAGATGCTAAATCATTTAGAGAATCTCAAAAAGAAGCATCTAGCATTGTATCTCAAGCTGTAGCAGGTAAATCACTTACACCTGAACAACAAACCCGTTTAGATGAAATTAATGCTCAAAATGCTAAATTAGATGATAAATATGAATCAGCTATTGCGGAAACAACACGTATTCTTAAAGATGTAGATAATAAACGATTAGCATTAAATGAATTTGCTGAAAGAGATGATTCAGATACCGAAGAAGGGTTTAATAAGTTTATTGATATGAGCATTGATACCCTTAAGACTGGTGGTGTAACAGATGCTCAATTAGCTTCTATTGAATCTAAACTAAGTAAAGCTTCTTTAGCTGAAAAAGCTATGCACTATAATCGTGAAGTTGATGCATTATTTGATGCTCTTCTCGATAAAAGAGATGCACAGATTGCTGCTAAAGATGCTCAATTTAGAGGTATTGATACCCCATCTACTACTGTATCTCATGAAGATAGTTCAGTTAATCCAACTGCACTTTCCAGTATTGATGTTTCAAGCCTTAAACCAGAAGATATTCAGGTTAAGGAAGATAAAGTATCAATTAAAGGTAAAGACTTCACTAAAGATGATGTAGCAAATGCAATCGTAAATCATATTAAGAGTTTAAGCTTAGATAAAGAAATTCCTTTAGGTAAAGAAATTGAACATCTTAAATCTAGTTTAGAATCTATTAAACAATTAGAAGATTTATATAAAGATTTAGAATCTAAAGGTATTAAACCAAACGCAAATCTTGGAGCAATGTTTAAAGCATTAAACAAAGTTACTAAAGGTTTAGATACTAATAATATTTCACCGGCTGAAGCTATTACACTTCAAGAGCAAGTATTTGGTTCAAAATATAAAGGTAAAGTGAACCGTGGTTTATTACATTATGCAAAAGAAGCTGTAATGAACCAAGGCAAGCTATCTACAAATAGTAGACTTGCACTATCTAAATTTATCCGTTCACAAACTGGTAAAGCTGCAGCAGTACAAGATATGATTCGTAAAATGCGTAATGATGAACTATCTGGTAAATTTAATCCAGATGGTTATACGTTTACTAACGAAGATACTGCATCTCAATTAACTCAATCAGGTGAAAATCGTAAATTTACTTCTATTGCTCAAGCAGAAAAATATGCTAAAGCAGTTAGACGTATTCAATCTGAATTCTTAAATTTTGCTACAGATGTTGCTACTAAGAAATTTACTTTTGAACAAACTCCAGTTACAGAAGAAAAAGTTGTAGCAGCTCAAGAAACTGAATCTGTAAAACCAACTAAACCATCACGTAGTCAAGATTTAGCAAATAATCTTGGTATTCATGCTGAAGTCAAAGAAGTAGATGAACCTATTACAGATGGAGCTAAATATGTAGATGGTGTAATTCAAGTAGATAAAAATTTTATCAAAGATAAAGATGATGAATTTGTTTCTAACTTAATTGCACATGAAGCTATTCATGCAAAATTAAACTTGTTAGAAAAAGCTTTAGGTAAAGCTGAATACGCTAATGCATTAGAAAATATTTTCAATAAGTTTAATTCATTTACTCCACTTATGCTTACTAACAAAAACCAAGCATATTCTGGTGTAGGCGAATATAAAACTAATCCTTTTAGACGTATTGAAGAAGTTCTAGCTGAAAGAGGTTCTGCTGTATTGTCTGGTTCAAATAAACGTACTACAGCAAGCAATGGCGTAGAATTTAGTACAAATAGTGTTTTACCTAAAGATGGAAAAATTAACCATATCCAAGAATTAATTTCACTTGTTTCTAATATTTCTCCAGAGACTGTATCTGAAGCATCTAAATACTTTGATACAGCTAAACCAAAACAATCTAAGATTGATATGGTGGATGGTTTATTAGAGCATGAAATGCTTGGTGAATTTAATGGTTTAACTGGCTTATTTGATAGTATTTTAAAACTTCCTGATGAAGATGCCCAATATAAAGCATTAGCATATCCAGCAATGTATTTTAATGGTTATGAAGACTCTAATTATGGGGAAGTAATCTCATCTTTAACTTATTCAGAAGAAGGTGTTACTGATACTAAACCTTCAGATAAATCTATTCTGGATATGTTTAGAGAATACAAGAAAACAATTAAAAATACAGAAGAACAAGTAGATTCTGCCTCTGTAGAAATTACTGCTGAATCTAATGCTTCTACTGAAAACTTATTTAATTACATTGATGAATTTAACCAAGACTTTAATGAAGAAATTAAAACAGACCTTTCTAAACTATCTGAAACAGAGCTAGAAGATTTACTATTGAAAAATAGTAAAGACTTTAAAGCTATGGCTCTTCCTATGTATTCTGCTATTGTGGACTATGCTAGAAAAGGTAAAGAGATTAATTTCAAAACTCTATTAAATAACTTAACTCGTACTGGTAAGTTTAATCCAAATAACTTACGTTTCATCGAAACTATGATGAAAGAGGACCTTAACTGGGTAGTAGGAAATATTTTATTTAATAGATTGGTTCAAACTATTCAAACTCTTCCTAAAGGTGAAAGCTTACATCAAGTTAAAGATGGCAGAGCTTTAGTAGATACTACGAAGAAAACTCAATTACTTAATCAAGTAGCTGATGAAGTAACTTCAAGTATTACTTCTAAAGTAAATGTTTATGCAACAACTGAAAGTTTATCAAGTATTGCAGTAAATAAAGATAACCAAGCTAAACTACTTAGCCTTATCCATCAAAATTTACAAACTCAAACTAACCAAAACTGGATTAAAGATACCTCTAAAGAATATGACAAAACTAACCCAAGTATGAACCAAGAATTCAAATATACTGTGGACGGTGGTGAACATACTATGCCTATGTGGTTAGCTTTAGAGTACCGTAATAAAGGTATTGCATTAGATGGTTCTGAGCTTAAAGATTTAGGTATTGGTGATATTAAAGAATCTGTTATTAGTAAGTATTATGATGATTTATTAGCTATTGCAGATGGAGATGATAATACTAAAATTGTTAAAGAATTAGGTCTTAAAGATGAAGATGATATTAACTTCATTCACGATACTGCTAACTTATTGAAAGCAGTAAAAGACCATTTATATAAATCTATTCCTGATTTACTAAAAGACCCTACTAAACAAGCGTATGGTTTAGGGGTATCAGGTATCTATAACTTCTTACAATTAAGTACTGATACTGATGGTAGAACTGCTGTAGTTATTCCAAAAGAATTAGTACAACTCATGGCTGCAAACGTTTTAAATGGTTTACAGACAATGAACAACCTTTCTTCTGCAAATACTAAAGAAACAGAAGATTTCTTATTTGATAAAGGTTATTCAGTAGAAGTAACTGATACTACAAATGGTTCATATCAGGGTAAGAAAGTAGAATTAGATTTAAGTTCGCTTGGTTCAAACCAAAACTATTTAGTTTCACAATTAGGTACTAAAGGTATTAAGTTCCTTAACACTAAATCTAATCAGCAAAATACAGCTTTATACCAAGCTATTTCTACTGCTCTTGGTGTAGAGACCCTTAACTTTATTCAAGAACAAGGTGTATTAAGAACTCAACAAGTTAGCCAATTTGTTCCAAGAGAAGATGGTGAAAAAGGTTCTCCGGTAAATACTTATAAATTTGTAGCAGTAAACTGGGGTAAATTACAACGTAATCCTATGCTGGATAACTTAGTTAAATTTGCAAATACTGATTTAGTAAATAAAACTCTTGGAGTAAACACTGTAGAAAATGAATATCAGATTGTTGGTTTAAAAGATAGTATTGGTAAACTTTCTGCTGAGAATGCTCATGTAGCTACTGAGTTTACTTCTGGTAATAACCAAGAAGTGAAAGATGCTCTTAATGTGTATAACAACCAAGAATGGGCTTTAGATACTGAATTCTTAGAGTTACAAGATAAACTTGGAGATATTTATGATTTAGCTACAGATGGTTTTGATGATTCAGAACCAATGACTGAAAAATCTAAAGCAAGTGCTACTTCAAAAGCTCAACAGTTATATAGAGCTAAAGAGAAATTACAAAATGTAATTGCTCAAGGTAAAGCTCTTGGTGCTAAATCGCTTAAAGATATTCGCTTTAAAGGTTTATACGAACTCATGTCTAATAGTCGTGTAAACATGAAATCTTCAGTGAATCCGCAAAATATCAAATACCATCGTGAATCTATGAATTTGGTTCAAAGAGATGCAGAAGGTAATGAGATTGAATATGTATTTATTAAACCGGATTTACAAGGTAATTCTTTAGGTGAGTTTGCTAAAACTGCTAACGAAGATATGAAGATGTTTGCTTTATCTTTGGCTCAAGCTTTAGGCGTGAAGATTGAGAAAAAATCATTAAATGAAATCTTTACTGAATTAGATGGTAAATTAGCTTTACCAGAAAACCAAGGAATGTTGGAATTAATCCAATCCCCTAAAGTAACTAAAGATGCTGCTACAAAAGCAATAGCAAAAGCTTTCCAAAAAGAACATGGTAATGGTGGACATAGAGCAATTAAAGCTTTAATGACTTATGCTAACTTTATGAAAGCTGAACCAAACAGTTCATTCAATTCTAATTTATTCTTGGAAGCAGATGGTATTGGTAATGGTATGCATAATATTGTAATGCAATTCAATACTTATCTATCTGGAGATATGCTTAAATCATTACTAAAAACTGGTGTGATTACTACTGATAGAATTGCAGAAGCGTATCAAAAAGCAAAAGAAAAAGACCCTTCAGTATCTCTTGATACAGTTATTAATAACATGGAAGGTTCTGCTGAAATCTTTAGTAAAGAGCTATCTAAAGATATTCCTAAAGATGTATATGAAGATGTTTCTAATGCTATGGCTCAAAGTATTCAAGAAGCTTTCTTAGATATTCATAATGGTTTATATGTACTTCAACAATATGTACCACATAATATTGATAGTATCCCTCAGTATATCCAACAAGATGGTAAAGAACGTATTAACCATGCTATTGAACTTATCCGTAAAGAGATGGAAGGGGCTTCATCAGAACAAATTAATGCTTTAAGCCAAGACATTAAAGCTCTTCGTAAAGTAGGTGATGCAATTAATCTAATTACTATATTGGATTTATCTGGTTCATTAAAAGATGCTAATACCAAAGAAAGTTTATTAGGTTTATCTATTTCAGATGTAAGTGCAGTATCTGGGGATAACTTTGTAAATGAGCTTGTAGCAGAAATTTCTCGTGCATTCGCTAAAGCCGGTGTTACACCTGCAACATATGGTGGTAAGTTAAATGGTATCTCTCAACAGTTAATTAAAAATGTTATGAGTGATTTAACTTCTTTAGCAGATAAACTTTATGCTGGTACAGATGATATTGCAGCATTTACTAAGAACTGGAATAAGTTTGTAACAGTAGCCTACTCTTCAAATGCTTTACCAACAGAGTTCACTCTATACTTTGATAACAATAAGAAAGTAGATTTTGATTTAACTAACTTACTTAAATCTGAAACAAAAATGGAAGAGTTCTTGAAGACTATTCCGGATATCAAAGAGACTATTAATGATATGTTAAATATGTCATTTGATAATAAATCTAAAATTGAAACATCTCTTAAATCAGGTGTAGCAAGTTTATTAAATAAAGCTGTTCAATCTATTTATGGTGAAGCTTTAGGAATTGCTTCAGAATTCTTAGCATTTACTGACCCAATGTTTGAAGTATTTCATGATGAATTCTTACAAAAAGTAGATGATAAAATTACTGAACGTAACCTTGCTAAAGGTTGGGCAGTAAACAAAAATGGTACTACTGTAACTACTAACCCTAAAGGTTATGATGGTTTAACCAAACAAGAATATAAAGCTATTTTGAAAACTATGCAGAATCTTCCTGTAGTAGCTACTGCATTCTCTCAAAATAATACTTTATTAGATTCTTTGGTTCATACCGGTATGTCTAATATCAAGACATCTAATACAAGTAATCTTGGTAAAACTTCTATTAGCTCTATCTATAAAAATAGACAAACAGTTGAGTTTTTATCTGCTACTATTGCTACTCAAATTAAAGAGTATCAACAAGCTGGTGCAAGTACATTTACAAATACAGTTGTATCTGTAGAGTCTAAAGCTCAAGCAGACGCACAGAAACGAGCAAATAAAGAAGGAAAAGCTTTCCTTGATGTATTTGATGGTGGTGATGCTTTAGCGGCTATAGCACAAGTTGTAGGACGTTATTTGAATGAAGCTTCTTATGCAGGACATCAAGCATATTCTGTAATGGACTCTTTATGGAATATGTATAACAACAGTGACTTATGGAAAGTAGCTAAATTATTTAATGGTTCATATAAATTATCTGACCATATGTTTAAAGCAAATGGAAAAGTTTATTTAGATAAACCAACAGTAAATGCACTTAAACTATTCCAAGCTATTCATCAATCTGGATTAAAAGTAAAAGGTTTAGATAAGACTGCTTCTAATATTTCACTTATTTTAGGAATGCCTTTAGATTCATCTGTTCAAGGTGTTGAAGTATTATCTGGTTTAATGGATGAATTAAACAAAGCAGTTACTGTATTAAATAATAGAGGATTAGATAGCCTGTTTACTGCAGCTATGGATAAAAAAGCTGAAGAAGTAGCTTCCCATAGAGCAACGATGGCAGTGTTAAACCAACTCCCTATTAAATATAATCAATTTGCTGGTTCATCTAGAGGTGTAGCTTTAAATACTGATTCTGCTTTAGCAAATAAAATTATTAGTGATTTAATTGATTATGAACTAAATTCTACAGATGATTTAGCAACATATGTAATGTCAAATAAAGAATTAAATGACATTTATGTTAAAGAGTATCAAAAAGAATTAGCTAAACTACATTTAAATAAAGATGCTTCTTACTCAGTAGATACATCTTCTATTGATACAGTCATTAAAGACTTAGAAAAAGTAGAAGGTAATTCGAATCAAGAAAAAACATATAAAGTTCTCTTTAATATTGTTAAGCCTTTAGTTCAAGGTATGAATATTAAGCTGTTATCTAAAGAAGATATTCTTGAAAATTCTCCGGAATTAGCTGAACAACTCGCTCAAAGTAAAGCAATGTATATTCCGAATAAAGGTTTATATCTACCTAAAGGAATTACTAATGTAGAAGCTTTACATGAGTTGTTACACTTTGTGTTAGCAGATAGCTTTTCTAAATATGCATCTGGTAAAGCAGATAGTAAAACTAAAGCTGCAATCGGTGAAATAATTTCTATTGCTAAAGCTTTAAATACTAAGTTATCTAACAAAGATACCATAAATTTATTTAATGAACTAAGCAATACAACTTCACCTAACTTAAAACAATCGTACCTTAAAGTATCCAAAATCCAAGCAAGTGTAACCAACTTACTCTTTGCTTTTGATGAAGATGCAACTAAACATTTGAGCCAAGAGCAAAAAGAAAATCTTAAGTATGAAGCTTTACAAGAATTTACAGCATATAGCTTTACTGAAGCAGATTCTATTGCATTACTTGCGAAAACTACTACTAATAGAGGGTTTAAGAAAATTCTAAATACTCTATTAGATTTCTTTAAACAGATTCATTCAAACATCTCTAAGATGTTTGGTGTAAAACCAAGTGATGATTTTGCAAGAAGTTCTTTAGTAGAAGGTTTAACTTATATTCAAGCATTGGCTTCAAATAAATCAGGCACAAATGAACAAGCTTTATCTTCTTATAAAGATTTAGCTAACATGACTGCAATGATTCAGGGGTCAAATAATAGCAGTGAGTTTAAGAATTTCTTAAATGATTTAACTACTACTATTAAACAATCAGTTAAAGGACTGACTACAGTATCTACTTCTCAATTAGGGGATACACTAGATTACCCTCAACAATTGGCGATGTATACTGATGACGATATAGACGCTGAAGCTAAAAATTATTTAGCCGGATTACGTTCTACAGGTATTAAAGTTACTGATGGGGAAGAAGTAGCATTTGTTCTAATGAATAAGCTACTTAAAATTAATCGTTCTTTAGGTAATGTATCTGGTTTAGAACAAGGCAATAATTTAATGCAAGCTGTAATTGAGAAGATTTCTCCAACTAGATTCATGGGTCAATCTAGAAAAGCTAAAGATAGATTCTCAGCAGTATTCACTAAAGATACTGACCATGGACTAGCATTACTTTTAACCAATGAAACATTTAGAAAAGAGATGTTAAAACATACTGCTAAAGGTGTAAGTCTTAAAGGTAATGCTGTACATAAATGGTTAAAAGGTACGTCTGAATCAGAAAAACTATTAGATTTGTTTGCACAATATAAAGACCCAGCAAGCATCAATAGTCTTGCTCATTCTTTGGCTCAAATTGATGTACGCAATGCATTAAAAAATGCAGCGAGTATTGATAGACGAATTGAAGAACAAAAAGCAAATGATAGAGATATAGAGACTTTAAACAAAATTTATGAAGTATTTGGTAAAGGTTCTAAAATTAGTGATGTAATTGGAGCTGTAGCTTCAGTAGGGTTATCTGGTAAAGATAGATTAACTTATAATGAAAAAGGTAAACCAGAAGATGAATCTACTTTTGTGGGTAAATTAATTGATTTATTCTTAGGATATGATGTATCAAACAAAGGACGTACTACAGCAATAAGTACATTTATGTCTTGGTTACTAGGTGAACGTGAAGATACTCATCGTATTCATGCATTGCATAATGAACATTTAACTAACTTGGATAAAGTACGTGAACGTGTTGGTGGAGTAACTAAAAAAGGTTTATCGGAGTTCTTTAAAAACAAACCATCAGATGAACAAAATAAACTTATTCATAAGATGTTTAGGACAAATCTTCATGGATACTTTGCACATAGTTCTTCAAGCAGTCATGATTTTGCATTAATAAATGACTCTCAGTTTATTAATGATAAATTGAATGATTATAGTAATGAAATTAAACAATTAATTGACACTGAAGTTACTGCTACTCCAAAAGTTAAAGACCAAATCTATAACTATTTAATGTGGCAATCTAATGGTTTAGCGGATTTACAACGTAATAATGAAGCTAAATCAATGGAATCTCAGCATACACATAATATTATGCCGAACTCTCGAATGATTAGTTCACTTAAACAGCTTAATGGAGTATTAAAATTTACTTTAGCTGATGGCTTTAGTGATAAGTTAAATGATGTAATTTCTGCAAGAACTGCATTGGTATCTTTTAATGGATTACCGAAAGAAGACCAAGATGCAATCGTAAATTATGCAAAAGAAGAAAAAGCTGCTTTACATAAACTAATGTTAAATAGCCAACGTATCCATTCTGAAGCTCAACGTAGTTTACTTGGTAGAGATGGTTATGTAGTAGGTAAAAAAGACCCTCATTATGATTTACAGATTGTTAAAGAAAATGATACTGAAAGTTATATGAGACTTAAAAAACTAGGTTATGTAGAAAAAGCTAAATTAGCAAATGGTGAAATTGTAATGAGTACCGATGGTGCTTTATCTAATCGCTATAAGACTGGTATGTTTGCTTTAACTGAGTTTTCTTCAGATGGAGTAAATACCAATGATTATTCTATTCAAGGTGTTACTTCTACTGAACTAGGAAAAAAACATTCAGCTAATCTCGTAGCTGCAGCAGATAAACAATTAGTTAGAGCTTTAAATGACCCAGACTATTACAATAAACTAGCTGCAACTTCTAATTACCAACCAGTAATAAATGAACAAGGTGAAGTAGTTCGTTATGAAGCTTCTGTACCTTATGAAATGGCAGATAATCTGGTTCCAAGTAGGGAACAAGGTTATGAATCTTTGGCTAATATGTCAGGTCGTTTAGTAGAGGAAATGGTAGCGTCTAGAGAAAATAAACGATATGTGGATATTCTTGCAGATATTTATAATACTGCTAAGAATAAACAAGAGTTTATTCAAATTACTTCAGATTTCAAAATCAAAGGTAATACAAATCTAGATAAACAGTTCGAGAATAAAATTAGAACTATCTACAATACATTACCTCAAGAAACTAAAAACTACATTGATGAAAAAGGTGGATTATATATTCCTATTAAGGAAGTAAATAACATTCTTGGTTATCATGAAACTTGGTTATCTGATGTGTTTACTGGTAAGTCTTATTTCCCTGAACCAGTACAAGTAGCAATTAGAGGTGCTGCAAATGTATTTGGGGGTATTGCAGGAATTGCTCCAGCTAAAGCTATTAGAGTAATGGAAGAATACCTTAAAGAAACTACTTCTCTATCTAAAGACTATATCTTAAATAGAAGTTTAATTGTTCCATTAGGTAACTTACTATCTAACGTATTACACTTGGTTCAATGGGGAATCAATCCGGTGGAAATTCCTAAACTGATGAAAGAAGGTTATACCAACGCTATTCAGTATCAAAAATATATGAATGAATTGGATAAAATCAATTTCTTACTTAAACAAGGTGGATTATCTAGTGCAGCTAAATTGAAATATGAAGCTAAACAGAATCAATTAAATACCTTAATTAAGAATTCACCGGTACATAGTTTGGTTCAAGGTGGTATTTTAACTTCAATTACTGCTTTAGAGATTGGTGATGACCAAGATGAAGATACTTCTAGATTAGGAAAATTAGAAAGTAAACTTGGATTGAATACTGTTTATAACAATACACCTGAAATTGTTAAATCAGTTTTATTGAAAAAAGATTCTAAAGCTCATGACTTCTTTGTTAAGACTTTAGACTACGGTGACTTTGTTGCTAAGTATGCTCTGTATAAACATTTACTTCGTAAAGGTAAATCAGAATATCATGCGATGAATGTAATTCGAGAAGAGTTTATTAACTATTCAGCTAATAGAGGTGCGTTCTTTGATTGGATGAATGCGACTGGTTTAACTTGGTTCTTGAACTATAAATTAGGTATTCAAAAAGTTATCTTCAGAAGTTTTAGAAGAAACTTTTTAAGAACTGCAGCTATTATGAGTTCAGATTCATTTGTATCTAAAGCAGGTTTAGACCCATTAGGAATCTATCAAACTGTTCCAAGTCAATATTTGGAAATAGGGAATGTATTACCGTTTGGTTCTTACCAAACCAGTAATCATTTACTCGATGGATTTGAATCTCACTATATAGCAAGATTAATAGAATTGCTTAAATAATAAAAATACCCCCGATTTCTCGGGGGTATTTAGTTTACTGAAAAATAAGAGTGAAGGTTTTACCCTTCTTAAACCAGCCACAAACACAAACATAAATACGTTATTTTCCACATCCACTATATCTTGTGTCTTTAAACCATGGCTGGTTTAATGAAAGGTGCTGGTTTTTCATGAACAGAACCAGCAAACTGTCGGAACACTGGGTTGCAGCCCAGATTCTTACTTTTATCATCCTAGGCATGAATGGCAGTAAGCACCGAATTTTTAATGATATGGAGGCTAGTATATCATTAAAAAGAATAAAAAGGACATACTAACGTGGCTATGTTAAACAATATTAGTATGCCAAACCAAAGGAAATACCTTTTGAGAGATACCTCAATCTGATTGTTCTGACCAGATAAAGGAAACACTCTATGAACAAAGTAAAGGCGAGTGGAGGTATCTCTAAAAAAGTCCCTATTGCTAAGGACTTTGGATTAATCATCAAAAACCAAACACTGATGGCATAAACCATCCTGATATATACCCTAAATACATATTAGGATGGCACCCCGTGTAGGACTCGAACCTACATTAAATGCCAGTTTAGAAGACTGGTGCCTTTCCTTTAGACTAACGGGGTAATATTATCTAATTCTTCTTGAAATACTTTATTATCTTTTAATTGACGTATATCAGACATTACTTGAAACGTTAATAAAAATTCTGGGCTAACACCTAAAGCTTTACCTAACTTCATTGCCATTCCTGTGGTTAAAGATGCTTTACCGTTTAAAAGTGCACTGATTGTATTTCGATGAACATTTAAAGCTTTAGCTAAATCCCCTATAGTTAAATTTAAAGGGGTAAGATAATCTTCAAGGATAAGTTTCCCTAAATTAGTGTTGTAGTTTTGTAGTCTAGAATGTGTCATATAATTTCCTTAATAAGAAAGAGTAACACGATAAATGGAAGATAACTTCCCTCTCATTTCACTCAGATTAAATTAATGTGTTACTCTTTAGGGTAGACACTAGATACTGCGAGGTATTTAAATAGAGTCATGAGGATATATACCCAATGCCTACCATAAAGAGTGCTAGTTTTAACCAGACTAGCAACTGGACTTTCAACAACAACTTAACTTTCGTTAATTTTTCATTATGGAATGAAACATTTTGCCAACAGGCATGTGCATTATAAAACACTTTATAAAAGGGTCAATAACCCTTCTAAAAATATTCTATTCTAGTATACCAATAACATCTATATTTCTAGCATCAGCTATTTTAACTACTATAAGAATTACTTCTGGTTTAGAAATACATTCTTCAATAGCTGCAATAATGCCTATTACATCTACATCACATGAATAAAGTGTTTTACTTGTTATTAAATCTAATATAAAAATAAAATCTTCTTTAATAAAGTCTTCTTTAGTAAAAGATAAGTAAGTATGGGGTAAGATATGTTTGATAGAAAGTTCCATAAGACCCTTATTATATGTTGGTTTAAAAAAGAGAAGAGAAAACCAACAAAAGAGAAAAGAAAAAACACTTCGTAGTGTAATTCTAATTTTTATCTTGTCAAGCCGTATAGACGTCTAAAACCCCTAAAATTGTACATTTTTTAACATGAAATTTTTTCATGTGAAGTTCGGTTCACATTAGAAAAACTAATGCGAAATTTTAAGTGATATATATGTACAATGCCTTCACGGTCATCTCGTACTAGCACCACAGTTAGCATGCCCTTATAAACTGCACTCCACTTCGTTTCGTTTGTTTATGGGCATACGCTAACAGGGTGCTAGTGTCGATGCCCTACAGGCGGTGAATTAGTACGAAGTTGTTTATTATGGGTTTTAATCCAATATTGAATTAAAGCTACATCGTAATCAGTAAGTATGCCTTGATATGATTCACTATAATTAGTTAATTCTTTAATATAGTGATAATAGAACCATCCATTTAACTTGAAAGAACAATCTGTAGATAAAGGTGATGGTGAAGTAAATATAGCTTCCTTAAGTTTAAGTAAATACTTTGGTTCAATAAAGTTATATCTTTTCAATAATAAATATCGTTGAATTGATTTCGGTAAACCTTCCATTAATAGCATGAATAAACTTAACGCAACAAAGCTAAGTATAGCGGCTAAAATAAATTCCATAGTTCCTCCAAAATAGTTAAGCCCCCGTTAGGGGGCTATTGCTATTATTTTTCGGATAAATAAGCGAGTAACAATACTGCAATAATACTACCAATCGTTACTCCAAATACACCTACTAAGGGTGCACATATAAAAAGTACAAACCCCATAACAGCAATTAGGGTTAATATCTTTTTACACATTATTTAGCCGGAAAGAGTTTACGGGTAGGTACAGTAGTATGATTTACATTCGCAACGTTAGAAGGTTTTACACCTAATTGAGCACCAAAGAAGTTTTTAGGTTGCTCTTTAGGTTCTTCCTGTACTTTAGCAGCTTCATTTTCAGCTTGAATAGCTTCTGCATGTTCTACTCCTGGTTCAGGAATAGGTTCTTCTGTAGGCTCTTCAGTATCTTCTTGTACTGGTTCAGATAACTGATTTACAGCAATAGATTGAATAGCCTTGTCAGTATTTTCTAACATTTCTACGTATAATGGATGTGAAGATGCACGTTGTTGTAAAGAATCAGACATAGTATCTACTAAATCTAATAATGCATCATAGTTTTTGTATTGAGCATTATCAGTAAGTAGTTCTAAGAATTTTTTCCAATCTTCTAAATCCTGACCAGAAAGTTCTTCATGTTTTACTTTTGGTTCATCTTGTACTTCTTCACGCCATGCAGTATTTGTAGGTTTGACGTTAGAGCTTTCTGTCTTCACTTCTCGTAAGTCAGATACACCTACTACATCAAAATCTACGATAGCAGATAAACCATCTTTACTACGCATACCTTGTAGGTCAAAGCCTTTTACTTTTACAGGATGACCTGTTACAAAGCTACTGATAAACGTTTCAATAGCTTGTTCAATTTCATGTTCTTTAAGTTCTAGTTTCATTCGCTTTCTCCAATTCAATTAAGAGTTCAAGATAGTGTTTAGCTTTTTCTAAATCTTGAACTCCATTTTTATTTTTCCATCTGGTTACGTATTTAATAACGTTACCTTCAAAATAACCAATATTATTGGCATGGATGTATTCTACTGGTTGGATAGCTTGAGATTTGTAATGAGACCCGCCTATTTGCGTCTCTAAAGCTGTTTTTTCCATAATTAGTAGTCTTAGTTGAGTGAAAAGTAAAACCCCCTAGAATCGCTTCTAAGGGGCTTATTTTATTTAAGAGTAATTTCTACTCTAGGATTGTCTTTGTCTACACCGCCATATCTGTATATAACTTCTTTAATGTAAATGTAGTTATCATCAGGTAATTTACCTAACTCTACTAATGCATCACAAAAGTATTTATCTATAACACAACATACATTTGATATATCAGTTTTTCTTAATGAACCAAAGAATACAGTATAAGTAATACTTACTTTATTGAATACAGGAAGTTGCTCAATCTGTTCCTTCATAATAGCTTTATATGAAATCTTGCTATCACTTAGCTTATGATAATGAGCGTTTCTATACTGGTTCAAATTCAGTATCATTTCTTTGGTTCTAAGGGGCGATATTAAAGTGTACATCAACCAATACCTAATTTACGGGTAGTACCAGCTTTTGCAGAAGCACCTTTGACTTCTTTGAATTTATCATCGGTTTTGTCTTTCCAGCGAGCTAACCATTTTTCAGCAAATTCAAATGGAATTTCGTTTGCAGCTTCATCAAAGGTATAAGCTTCACCTGCATCAGAGATACCGAAGATTTTATCAATATCGTTAGTAAAATGTTCTTCATTTACTGGTTCATATTCACCGGTAGATGGAGATTTTTCACGTTTATTTTCACGGATATGTTTGATAGCAAGAGCTACTGTTTGACCGAATAATGCAACTGCTGCATTTACTTCAGTTGGAACTTCTTTCTTAGCATCGAAGTTATAAAGCTGTAATACACGAGTTTCCATTGGAATCTCTAATACACTTTTACCTGCTACTAATGCACATAAGTGGTTAGCTTGGTTAAAGCCAGCTAAGTTATGTGGATTACCATCTTTATCTAAATAGAAGGTATTACCTTTTTTATCTGATAACCAGAATGTAGTAGTGAATGGATATGGGTCTTTACCATCTTGTAAGATGTTAAATTTAACGACTAAGCCCATTGCACCATTCTTAGAAGTAGTACTGTAAGCATAAGCAATTTCAGCTTGATAAATACCTGATGGAAGTGGTTGATAACCTCCGCCAATACGGTCAGACTTTTCTTCCATTGCTGCTTGATTTGTTTTTAAGTTATTAAACATGTTTTTTCCTTAATAATTAACGTAGTTTTAGTTTTGTGCATCAATAAGTTTATCGAAATGGTTCATCACCAATTGGATATCATTATCAATGTAGGTTTGGTTCAAATCCCATGTACCGAAATCTGAACGAATTCTGCCTAATGCGAAGTCATCGGTTTGTTGAGTAACGAAAGCATATTTTGCTTTACGTTCTTGTGGACTGATAGTGAACTGTTCTGGATTAACAAATTCACCTTCATCTAATAATTTTTGAGCTAGAGCAGTAGGGATTTTAGTCGTATAGATAACATGGTTAAACCATGCTTCATATCCATGCTTAGCTTCTGAGCCTTGCAATGGGACACGATACTGTTTCATACCTGTATTAGGACCTGTCATAACAGTTTCTTCTTCGTTATGAGCAAGAATAATCCATTTTTTGGTGGAGTTACCTACTGTTTGTTGCATGAATCGCTGGATAAACTTAGCATAATCTCCCCATCCGACTTGTGTGTTTGACATATTGTCAATAACTTCAGAGACGAACATCTTCATCAAGAAGTTAAAGCCATCAAGTACACAATATTCGATGTTTGGCATTTCTTCTACTGCAGCAAAGAATTCTACTACTTGGTCTGGATGAGTAATAGCATCTGTTGTAGTAGTAAAACGTTTAGCCCAAATAGGGGTTTTACCAGCTTCACAACAAATGTAAGCTACAGATTTAGGATTAGGGTGATTTAAGGCTAGATTCCGCAAACTGGTAGTTTTACCAGTTGCGGTTAAGCCTGCGATTAAGATGTGATATGCAGACATTAAATTTCCTTGTATCTATTTTTGATTGAAGTAAACACCGTTGATTGAATCTCAGATTCCTCCAATGGGTTGTCTATTTTATCATTTAATTGATATAACTTCTCTAGAATTTCATCTGGTGTAAAGCCATTGTCTAATAACATAAAGCCATATTTAGCAAAGGTATTATTACGTGAACCATCTTGCATTCTAGAAGCGAACCATCTCTCTAGAGCAGTTAAGTTTTGCAGAGATACCTGAGCTTTACGGTATTCCGATTCTCGACTGGTTCTAGGAATAAATGGTAATACATCAAATAGCTGACCTGAGTTTTTATAGATAGTAGTACCGGCTGTACAAGCCCATTTACGACTACGTTGGAATGTACCTTCATCTAGTTCAAATGGACACCATTGAGCAACGTTTTCCATGAATTGTTTAAACTCTTCTGCATCTAGTTTAAGTACATAATTAGTCGGTAAAATAATACGGAATCTATCTTTGGTTTCACCATTTTCATCTGGGACTTGATGACGTTTAGTAGTATGAATAATATATTCATAATCACTTAATAGATTTTGTACTGCTTGAAGGCTGATACCTCCATCTACATCAAGAACTACGCAGTTAAAACCTTCTTCCATATCTTTTTCTGAACGGTGACCATTTTTAGTATGATGGTTCGTCCAGTTAAAACCGCCTTCAGGAAGTAAAGTATCGAAATCATTTTCCCAATCAATTTCAACATTTTCATACCCTTCTGCATAATCATCTGAATAAGCACAAATGATTCGAGATAGGTCTGTTTCTTTTAAGCTTTCACCTGTAAATAGTTCTACACCATCCCTGAATGTCTTTTTAATAAGAATATTATTCTTATAGCCATAAGCAATAGCCATGTTCATCAGTTCATTCTTGGCTGAAACAGAGCCTTTATAGAATGGTAAGTTAGTAGTTAAATCTACTTGAGTAACCTCTTTACCATCTAATGAACCAATAAATTTAGCAAGACGCTCATATGGTTTTTCACGCTCTAGCATTTGACGAAGTGATTCACCACTGTCTTCTGCAAAACGAATAGCTTGATGTAAATCATCAATAGACATATCTAAACTTCCACGAAGGAAAGTATAGGCTGCTGCAAGTTTAAGAGCTTTAAAGTATCTATGTGCCAATTCAGCTCTATAAACATCTTTATGTTCAGGGATATCCTGAGCACGATTCTCACAATCAATACGGTAACGTAACAATTCGATTGCGACATTCTCTGGTACGGTTACTACTGAACCAATTAAACCAGCTTGACATAAGCGTACCAGTTGACCAGAAATACGTTTGATTTCTGCATCTTGGTTTACTGCTGTTAAGCGTTGATATAATTCTTCAGGTGTAAATTCAGTAATCGTACTAGATTTAGTAGATGATGCAAAGAAGCTACGTCTAGCGTATCCTGCTTCCAGTAATTCAAAGAATTTCTCTTCGACTGCACCGCCATCTAATAGTTTGGATGGAGTACCAAACATTAATAAGTTTGTTGGAGTTTTTCCTACAAGTTCTTGGTAACGTGTAGAAGTTTCCGTATTCTTAGTAAGCTTGTCTTTAATAAGACCTTTATCATATAGCTCTAAGAATGCAATCAATGGCTCATAGTTTTTATCTAAGTTAAAGCCAATTTCATCAATGAGTAGATTTACACAACCAGCTTTAGCCAGAATAAGTTTATTTCTAAACTGTTTAATAGCCGGTGTAGTAGCTTCACTAAATGAAAATTTAAATGCACCATAGGATTTAAACTCTTTATTGAGTTTCTCTTCAGCTTCTGTCTGAGAGATTCCTAAATACTGGGCACGTTTAATAGCTTCTAAATCTAATCTACTTTGAGCAAATTTAGGGAATACTTCATACATGAAATGTTCACGGAATTCACCTAGAATTTGTTCTTCTAATAGGTTAGTAGAAAAACCTTTACCAGAGCCAGAATTAGCTACGGAAACAGCAAACATATTAATAGGTACTTCACCAGTAATGGGAGTATCTACTTTAATATCAAGCATTGAAGGAACTAGAGAGAGAAAGTAATTAGCCTGCAATCGGAAGAATGTAGGATTACTATTCTGAGTCTTGGTTCTAAGGATTTCTACAATGCTTTCTACTAAAGGATTATATGTAAAACTTGAATAATCCATAATTTCCTCTGTTGAAAGGTAGATGGGGATTTAAGCAATCCCCAAGCTTTTGGTATGAGAAGTAGCCATCATTTGAGCAACTTCATTTGGGTTACAGTACGGACACATGAATGGGTCAGGTTTAAACTCAATAACATCACCTTGATATCCGTTCTTAGCTCTAAATGCTAAAGCTTCGTTCATTGTATCAAAGTTTTTAGTAGCACGCTTGCCTTCTGCATATCCTGTTTTAAAGTACTTGAAAGTACTTGGTTTAGAGAATAATTCTTTCTCTGAACAACAAGGAATTTGCTCTAAAGGCATATGCCAATATTTATTCAGTTGTTTGAGTTTGTTTCTGAGCCAAGCTTCAGTATCGGCTAAAGACCATAACTTATATTGCTTATAAAAGCATTTTGCTGGTGGATAATTTGGATTAGTCATCGAATCCAACTTACGCCAATCAGTAAAGATAAAATTAATAGTAATAGTATCTTTTGTAATAAGTTCTGGATTAAGCCAACGATAAATACTACCTTGCATGATGTACTTTTCATCATTGCAGCCACTTGTCCATGAGTAGGTACTGGTGGTCTTAAGGTCATGTAATTCTCCATCTACAATAATGTCGAATTGACCTGATACAGTAAATCCTTCTAATTCTTTGTAACCACGTTGTTCTAAGTATACAGGAATTTGGTCTGGTTCTACTGTTTCTGGGTTAATAACAACTTTATCAATCGTATTTTGATGGATACCGAGTTCCTTCATCGCTTCAGCATAATTGTTTGTCCAAGCATATTCTAAAGAACTATGCATTGCTGTACCCATTCGAGAAGCAATTCTCTCTTGGATATCTGGAATAACAATTTCTGTTGTTGGTTCAGGTCTGAGATGTTCTGGAAATTCATCCGGATACATAGCTCTTCTTGAACCAATAATATAGCGAGGGGATTTCAGTAAGGTAGTAGTACTGATTTCATTTGCGTATTTAGCATACTGATATTCATCAGTAGCTAACCATACTGCTAAAGGTAATGGCAGATTAGTCTGATTTTGTAACATCTGTCTCACCTTTGTTTAGACTAAGGTAATTGATAATCTCTCTGCGTTCCCATTCTAAGCCTGAGATACGTTTTTCAAGATTAGCAATTTCATTTTCAATCTGCTCTTTACGTTTGAGCAGTTGTTTGTCTGTTGGTTTACCCATTGGAAATTTTTAATCCTCCAAGTGTTCCTGTACTGTTTCAATTAAGCAATTTTCATCGCATTCTTCTGGTAAAGTGATAGGTGTAGCCCAAGATGGATAGAATAAATCTAATTGACCTCCGAGTCCTACCTCTGGATGGTAGATATCCGGATGGTTATTCCAATAAGCTTGTTCTACTGCTAAACGATTTATTGTTTCAATGACTTTAACATCATTTCGTACAAGATAATATGTAGCATCATGAATCATAGCAACAGGAAGTATATCTTGGGTTAATCCCATAGCATCTACTTGTTCCATTACTTTATTCATGGCTCTACTGTTTAGCATACCCCATCCTTGACCTAATGCATTACCTGCAGTTCTTCCTTCTGCAGCAGCTAATGATGAGTCTGGTTTAGCTTTAAGTATTGGAGTACGTACTCTTAAACCAAATGCTACAGTAACGTAGCCATCAATCTTAGCTTGTTCTAGATGTTTTTGTACCCATTCATCAGATACCTTATATAACTGATGATAGGAAGCTTCAATTTGTTTAGCCAAAGCTTCACTAAATCCTAAGTTTTTCATTAGAGTTAAATATGTACCTTGGTAGGTCAGGTAAGAGCAAAAGTGGGACTTTTGCTCTTTTGTCTTAACTCCTTATATCTAACAGCAATACTATTAATAGTAGCAACATTGAATTCTGTTGCGGAGATTTCTTTGATATCACTTGGATTTTCTGAGATGTGGATTTCCATTTACTCTCGCTCTATTTACACGTTGGATATATAAAGATTCGTCTAATTCTGTTTCTAAATTAAACTCTTTTGCTAATGCTCTGAGTTTAGTAGATAAGAAAGGTACTTTGTAAGGTACACGACTAGATAATGATTGATAGGATTCTCCATTAATCACATCATACAGGCAATCTAAAAATTCATCTTTAGTTAAACGATTAGTATATACTCGTAAACCAGTTTTAGATGCATGTAATGAATTTTCTCCAGAAGTAACCCATTCCAAGTTAGATATATGGTTATTCTGTCTGTTACCATCAATATGATTAACTTCAGGTTTACTTTCTGGATTAGGAATAAAAGCTTCTGCTACTAATCTATGGACATAGTAGGAAGTTCCTTTATTCTCTTTCCATAAAGATACTTGCTTGTACTGAACTTGTTTATTCATTGTTTGCAACAAGACTCTACCTTTAAATAATCTTTCTTTCTGGTTCGTTACAGATAAAACCCTATCGACTGACCTTACTTCTCCGGTATCAGAAACTTCATAAAGTTCCTCATATCCCTTTACTGGTAACCATTGCATAAAACTCTTCTCCAGAATATTTTTTACCTTGATAATTAATTATGTCAGAAGCTTTCCAACAAATGTCGGATGACCCGACTTTTGCAGAATAACATTTTTCTGTTTCTTGAGCAAGCTCAATATCAGGCATCTGGTCTTTGAAATATGCATAAGCACGTAAACAGTGACCATCAAAGCCTTTAATGTAAACATCTAGTTTGTTAGGGTCTTTTGTAGTAAGAGCTGATATACGGTCTTCCACAATATGTTCAACATAGGTCGTTAATCTATGTCAGTTCTCTTATGAACTTCTGTATGTCCCCATACAGTTCAGACTATATCTTTACCCTAGTTATAATCTACTAGGGTATTTTCCACTTCGGCTCACTTGAGCCTACTCCCCTTTGGGATAGTCGTTACACTTTACTTGTATTTCCAACGGAAATTACCTGCTCTTGGGCGTAATCCTCGACAAACTTTATAAATATTTTGCCATGCTACACCAGTCATAGAACTGGCTTCATGAAGAGAAGTAAATTCTGCAATATAGTTATAATCATTATCCATTTGAATAACAGCTCGATTATGAGGTTGTTGTTTTGGATTATGTAAACCTAATCTAATTGCATGTTGAGTATTATGTTTTGATGAACACCATTCTAGATTCTCTAAAGAATTATTTAGTTTGTTGCCATCAATATGATTTATTTGAGGATAGTTATTAGGATTAGGAACAAAAGCTTCCATAATAAGTCTATGAACTCTTTTATTTTGTCTACCTTGATTCTTACCTTTACATAAGGTAACAATCATATATCCGCAAGTTTTATCATAAATCTGTTTTAATTCTCTCCAATCATCAGTGATGATTGAAGTTTTTGGTTTAAAACAAGTTAATACTCGTCCGTCAGTTGTAACTTTATATGCAGGATAATCTGCAATAATTTTTTCTTGATACATTGTCTATCCTCTATGAGATGTAAAATCTAGATTATACATAGAGGAAGATAGAAATACAAGTCTTAGCACGGGATTATCTGTTCTAGACTTCCCCCGTTTTCAAAAAATTTAACACTACATATTACTATGTAGTTCGCCTAGTTCTAAGCTAGCATAGTCTAAACCAACGAATATCCACTCAGCAGTAGACTTAAAACATCGCTTAATGGGTTTAGCGAAACGAGATGATGTAGCAGGAAGTTGTTGTAAATTGATGTTACTAGAACTTAATCTGCCGGATACAGTACCGCCTCTTTATGTTCCATAGTAGTCGTTAATTACTATGCGTTCTCTAATGAACTGCTGCATATTTCTATGCAGAACAGACTATATCAACACCCTCAGCATTATCTGTTAGGGTGGCTGCCGTTTCGAACCACTTGGTCCTACTCCCATTTCAGGGATAGTCGTTGGGCATTTAAACAATGATATTTTTTGGAATATTTAACTGTAAAGTATCTATAATGTAATTAACGTGTAATGCAGCTTCTTCTTCAGTTTTAAAACGTTTAGACATTACTCGTTTCTTATTTACTGTAACTCCGGCACACCATCTTTGTCTTTGTTCAGACCAAGAAACATTATGGTATTTTGAAGTTTTTCCTAATTTTTGCCCAGTTGTTCTAGGTTTTTTAGAAAGTAATCCAGAATTTTTTGCATGTAACATATTTTCAGTATGTGTACACCACTCTAGATTAGATACAGTGTTATTCAACTTATTACCATCAATATGATTTACGTGAGGTTTACCTTCTGGATTAGGAATAAAAGCTTTTGCAACCATCACATGAACTCTTAAATGTTTGCGTGCTTTATTCTCAAAATTTCTCACAGTAAAGTAATAATATCCTGTTGTACTAAATTGAAGTTTTAATTCTTTTTTAGAATAGATATTTCTAATTTTTCCAGTGTTACTTACTTCATGAATATGAGTACACTGTTTCCAAATTTCATTGTTATTTAGCATAGGGTTGTCCTCTTGTGTTTAAAATGGATATTTTAAAGCATTGTAACAAAATAACCAAGTAGGAGTTTCCCTTTTTAGGCAGCTTTCGACATATAATTTCTTATATGAAGCTCTTACGCTTTTGGTATAGCGTGTTAAAGTTAAAGTAACCCAATAGTCTAGCTTGTCCATGTTTATCAACATGAGCTTGTTCAAATGGTGGAATAAATGTAGTTAGCATTTTTTCTACATCTGAAAGTTCCATAAGAGATACAAGAATATCTTTGTATTCTTGGTTCTCTGTATGGTTCATAAGCTTTTCCATTGTACCTTTAGAAGTACTGGGTTGCTTGGATTCCGTAAAGTCTACGATAGGTAATTGCATAATATCGTAGAGAAGTACCATAAGATGCTTTCCACTGCTAAAGTTGAAAGGTTGTAAGTTTTCTTCAACAGTAATTTGTTTCTTCTTGAGTTTAGCGTTACGCTGTAACGTTAAATGTTCTGCAATTTGGTATTCTGCATTTCGAATAGCCTGTCTAGAAGTAAGATACTCTAGAAGTCTTTTCTGTTCATCAAGAAGGTCAGCTTTAAGTTTTGTAACTTCTTGCAGGTCTATTGGAAGACCGTTAAGCTGACAACGCATATTGTCTTTAAGGTACGGTAAAAAATGCTCTTTATAGAGTTGCTCTTGTTCATCTTCTACCATCTTAGGATAGTAGGTTTCATAAACATACCAAGTAGATAAACAGTCAATAAGGTTATACGTCATTAACTCTTGCAAATCTACTTTAGTCACATCTGAGACATCTACTGCCCAATTACCGGCAAACGGTTGTGCTAACTCTTTTAATCCAAGAGTATTCCCAGCACAAGAGTTGGTAGCCAGATAAGTAATAAGCAGAGTGTCATCAAGATTTCTACAAAGTCTATTAAGACCTCTAACTTGGTTTTCAACATCAGTAATGTCCTCTTTTTGAAATAAAGTGTAGTTTATAACAGGAATATCGTAGTTTGCTTTATGTACGATAAGCTTACCATTATACGTTTCAAAGAATTCCAATAAAAGGTTACGAACTGTTTCTCTTTGCTCAGGAATAGCATCAACAGGAAAACATATTCCATGATGCTTATCCCAAGCAAAACCAATAGTATAAATACCAGCTTCGGTTACTTTAAGGGATTTAGCTTCGATATCACATGTAAGAGCTGGATATTCTTTAAGTTTATCTAGCCATGCTGCAATACCTTCTACTGTTGTAGGGTATGCTGCAAAATGTATGATATCTGAACCAATCTCAGAGTAATTACCATTGATATCTGCAGAAAGAGCAGACAGGCACTGGTCTATTTGTTGGTTAGCTTTATCAGGATTGAAAAATACAGCTTGTGAGGAAGGTAAGTACAGAACTTTATTTCCATAATCTGTATCAAAGATAAGTCCAATGTTACTCTCAGCTTTGGTCTGCTTGGAGATTACCTTAAAGTATTCTGGTTCAGATACTAGTATATAGTCAAAATCACTAATAACTGGTTCGACCTCTTTAAGCCAATCTTTCTGAGTAGCTCTGGGTACTTTCTTCATACCGTTGGGATGATATACCGGCATAAGTTCTATATCTACATTTGTACCAAGATGTTGTTTTATTGCCTTCTGGTATGTAGATTTAAACTCACGGTCAGTAAGTCTTCCTTTATATATTAATAAAACTTTTTTCATACATACTCCATAAAAGGGGGTACATTGTACCCCTATTTTAGAAGTTTGTTAAAAGTTCTAATGCATAATATTTTTCCATAAGCTCAAAGACTTCTTGGTCTTTAAGCTCATTTAAAAGTTTTTCTTCATCTTCTTTGTTAGCAAAGAGATTATGATATTTGAATTCACCTGCTTGAAGCTGCTTGATTTCATCATCATCTAAGCCAGATTTAGAAAGTAGATTAGAATCTTGTTTTACAAAATCAGGAAGAATGTCCAACAAGATTTGTGTAGCTTGTTGATTTGTTGCACCAGCTAATACGAGAATTGCTCGCATGGTGGTAGCTTTAAAATATTTTAAGATTTTTGCACTTTCAGTAGTGTAAGTATGGTGTAACTCAAATAGTTCTTTTGCAGTCTGCAAGTCTTCATCACTTAATAATTCTACTTCTGCAAAATCTTGTTTGTAGTTACCGTTTGCATAACGTGGTGATTCAGAGTGTGGTAAAAAGAATTCAGGATGATTTAATGGTTTACCATTTGTACCAAGTTTATCTAAGAATGCATCTACATTCTTTTGTAGTTTATCTACAGTTGATTGGTTCAAATGTTTTGCTAAATTCATAATGATATTAAAAATATTGGTCATGATTCTAATTCCTCGCTAGTAATATGAATTAATTTACCAAAGTTTACATGTGCATCTGGATGGTCAATACAAATCCAAATAGTTTCAAATGGGGTTTTCTTTTTGCGTTTATCACAATATAAATCAGAGAATACGATTAAGAATTCCGGTTGATTCTCTGGCTTCATGTAATGGTCAAATACAGGGTCTAAATCTGTACCGCCATCAATATTCATCTTAACTTCATCGAAGTCATCATTAGACTCAATCTTAAAGATATCTACAATTTCGTGGTTAAAAGAAACCACATCCATTGTTTCTGGGTCTAATTGGTTCTTGATAACTTTCATTTCGTTTAAGAATGCTTTAATCTGAGCTTTTGTAACAGAACCAGATACGTCAAATGCTACAGCTACTTTTGAGATTTTATTCTCAGACTTGTAATCAGGTAAGAATAAATCATATTGTAGATAACGTCTGTTAAAGTTAGACCAGTCTTGCTCACCTTGAACAAAGTCATCAAGGAATTCTTGTAGGATTTCAATCCAACTGAGTTTACCTTCTTTGATGTCTTTAAATAATTGTTCAAATACAGAACCAGAATTACCATGTGTCATACCATGACCGTTTGTCAATTCTTCAGAAGCATTAGCTTTCATAATGTTCTGTTGCATACGGTTAATCTGGTTATTGTTACCAGAACCTCCATTACCACTATTAGGTGGTAAGTCGTTACCTAAAGGGTCATTGTTATTCTGGTTCTGGTCTTGGTCTTGATTATTGTTATTTTTCTGCTCATGTTCCATGAGATTATAAACATGCTCAGTACTCATATTGCGATATTTAGAATCGCATTCTACTCCCATAGGAAGTTCAAATCCGCCTTGCTCTAACAAGTTGTTTACTACTTGGTCTGCAGCTTTTTGATAGAGTTGGGGATTACGATGCCCTCTGCGTACATCATGCATAAGGGCATAGTGATAAACTTCATGAGCAAGTACTGATGCTTGTTGTTCGTGTGTCATACCACAGAAGAAATCAGGATTGATTTTAATACTGTGGTTCATGGAATCGAGCATAACAGACTTCACTTCACGTGAAGGTTCAAAAGCTAAGTCATATAATAATGAACCAATGAAAGCATTATGTGGTTTATTAATAAGACGTAACTTCGCTTCTTTGAAGTCATCTAAGCAGTTTTGCTCAGTAAATTCATATTCTTTTTCTTGGTTCATATTAATGCCTACGGTTGGTTATTTAATTTATGACGAATAGCACCTAATGAGTTAAGTACTTTTTTGTTTGTCGCTAATTGTGGATAACGACCTAGAATCATACGATATGCTAAAACCATTAAGTCTTTTTCATCAATACGTTCTAAATAGTCTACAACAGCGTCTACATTAAGTTTATTCACTTTATCTGCTAAGAATGCACCTAATGCATACTTAGCTCCATTTTCTACTGGTAAAGGTGCTTTTAATGGGTCTTTTTCAATTTGAGCTAAGCTAGGTAAGCTATTCATGATTTGCAAGAAACCATTGAATTCTGCAGCAGCAGATTCGCCAATAGTACCTGCAATAGCTGGAATATAAATATCTTGACCTAAGTCTAATAAGCCAGCTTGTAATTCTTTAGATAAAAATTCCCATGTACGTCCACAAGCGTAAGTTTCAACTTCTTTTTTAGGGTCAAAGTTATTGATAAGTTCTGGACGGAAGTTTAAGAATGCTGCTACACGTGGGTCCCATTCACCACGTACTACACCGTCTTCTACGAATTGTAAGAATTCTTTTCGATTGATTTCTACATTAATCCACGTCATACGTGATTTTAATGCTGAAGACATTTTGGTTGCTACTGCGTTATCAGATAGTTTGTTACCGGCTAATACAATACGAGTTTCTGGATGAAGTTTATAAGTATGTACCATACGGTCTAATACGATACGGTATAAAGCACCTTGTACGTATTTATCTGCTTGGTTCGCTTCATCAAAGAAAATACAGAAGCCTTTGTAACCTTGTGGGATTTCACATCCTTCTAATGGGAATGTATCAAATGGAATATAGGTACTGAATGCACCCATTTCACCATTACCATTAGGCATTTCCATAACTTTAGGCAAACCTAGACATTGTGTTCAACAAGGGTCGTTAATCCTTGTCCGTATCTTACTGGAAATTTATAAGATACTGCTGTATATCTCTATACAGAGCAGACTATATCAAAACCCTGCAAACTATACAGCTTACAGGGTTCTCACCATTTCGGAACACTTGTTCCTACTCCATTCTTTCAGGATAGTCGTTAGGCATTTATGTAAAATTGAAAGGTCTATCAGTGATATTATATAATCGAAGTAGTTCATCTGCCCATTTAGCAGCATCTTCTTCAGTTTTAAACAATCGTTGGCTTAAACGTTTACCATTTAACTTGGTAGTAGTAGTCCAACGTTGTCTATCTTGTCTCCAGCATACATTATGGTATTTACTTATAGCATTGGGACTTTTTACCCCTTTACTATGCGAATGGTTCATAGCACCATATTTCATCGCATGTTGGATATTTTCACTGACAGTCACCCATTCCAGATTTTCAACTCTATTATCATCTCTAATAGAGTTTTTATGGTTTACTTGAGGTTTACCCTCTGGATTGGGAATAAAAGCTTTAGCTACCATTCTGTGTACAGAATGATTAGTAGATTTATTGTTTACTGAAACAATAATTGCTTTATATCCTTTTGAAGAACCTGAATTAACTTGTTTTTTCAAGACTTTTGTCTTTTTATTACGTATATTTCCTAGATTTGATACTTCAAATCTATCAGGAAATTCTACAGTGTCTTTCCAGATTTCTTTTGTAATTTTACAATTTAGCACGGGATTGCCCTCTTTCTCATTAACGGAAACCCTATATTACTATAGGTGTTCCATTTATGCAAGTTAGGGGTTTCCCCGTTTAGGCGAGTTTCGACAACAGATTACTCTGTTGAAGCCCTCTAATTAAGGTCCATTGGTAACATTTGAGATAGACGAACGTCAATCATATATAAGCCTTCTTCTTCGCAGATTGTACGAACAGTATGAGACTTAGCAGTAGAAGGTGAACCCATGATAAAACATGGTACGTTTGCTTTTAATGATATACGTAAACGTTCTTTTACTTGGTTTGGAGATAGGGTTAATGTTGTCATAATGAATTTTTCCTTGTTTGTTGAAAATAAATAAAAAGCCCATACGGGCTTTTTTGATTATTTGCTTAAATGTTTTTATTAACGGACATCAATGTTAGGGATGATTGTTGATGGTTTAAATATAACTCTATAAAAGTTTTTACTTACTTTATTTGGTTCAATTTGTTCTACGAATGCTGTTACGTTATCTGATAAAACTAATGTATGACGTTTGTAATTTCCATTACCTACATCGCAAATAACGTTAAATGCAGTGTTGTTCTGATTTAAATCAATAGAGCAACGTCCTTCAATCTCTAACATGTATGTATCTGTAATACCGTTATAGAACACAATACGTCTATTAACTTCAAAGTTATCTGCTGCTTTAATTAAGTTACGTGTAGCAACTTCAGAATTATCACAAGCAGTCAAGCTTAATGCTATTAATCCAGCAGCTAGAAATGAATATAGTTTTTTCATGAAATCTCCTATGTTAAATATTTTAAGTTTTAAGGGCTCGTTAGAGCCCTATGCTGTGAATGGATATTTGATTGCAGGATGGTGTTTATAATCTTGAAGTTCGAAGTAATCTTCAAAGTTATCTTTATCCAATAGAACCATAAGTGCATCCATATTAAAATTATCTTTAATAATGAGTTTTGGTGGAGTGTACATAGGTCTTTCTAACTGAATTGGTACTAACGGGATTTGATTTCCATAGATGTGTGCATTAGTGATATTCCACGTTACAGTACCTACTTTTAAACCAGTAAGTTTTGCTGTAATGTTTAATAAGAACCAGCATTGTACTAAGTTAAATGCACCGCCGAGTACGATGTCTAAGGACCTTTGGGTACTTGTCAAATGTAAAGTACCATCTAACACACTAAATTGATGTGAGTACATACAAGGACGTAAGCAGCCTAGTTCAAAATAACTTGGATTCCAAAAGTTCCAAATATGTCCTCTATCATTTGGTTTAGACTTAATACTTTCTATTAATTCTTGATATCCAAAGTCTACTTGTTCTGCACTTGCACCATAAATTGTACCGGTATCATAATCATTATATTTATGAATACTATGCCAAGCTTTTACATTAGCATCCCATGTATGTACGCCTAGTTTATGGAAATCACGTAAGTCATCATAGGCACGAATATAAGCTACCATTTCGCCGATAGCTTGTTTCCAGTACATTTTACGAGTAGTAAGTAAAGGAAACTCATTACCATCGAATTGAATTCTTTGGTTCAGAATAGTACGACAAATTGAACCAGTACGTTCATTTACAATGTCTATACCATTTTCATAGCAATCTTCTAATATTGCTATATATTGCTGTTCTGCAGTTTTCATGGACTAACCTAATAGATAACGATTGATTTAGCTTGAGCTACTGGAACATTTGGTTCATCGAATAAATTAAGCTCATTATCATCTGTATCTTTACCGTCAAGGTTATCAACTTCATCGAAGTATTCAATGTTATAACAGAATACAATTGCTTCAGGATTACATTTTTGTAATTCAATAATAAGTTCTTTAACGTTCATAATTATTCTCCATAGTGAATTGTTGCTTGTAAGAGTTTTTCAGTTTCTTCCCATGTACGTTCTTCAGTCCAATAGTCTGCTGTGTCACCAGCATGACGAGTATCAAAACCTAAAATCCAATAATCTGGGAAGTGTTTAGAAAGTTCAGGACAGAAGTCTTTATCATCATTAGCAAAGGTTAATTCACCATGAACATAGAAACCTTTTTTAGATAGTAAATCACTTACTTCATCATAGTCTTTACCATAAAAAGGATGTTCTGGAAGTACCGCTACGTATCCATTGAAATATCCGCCATCAAAGTGAGAGGATGTACCATATTTACGAAGATAATCTTCCATACTTTTAAAGTATTCAGTATTATCCATTAAGAATTTTCCAATAACTCCGTTTACCGGTTCAGGTAGTAATTTTAAAATTGGTTTTTGCATTTTGTTTTACCGAGTGTGTCTATTGATATGTATTTTATAGTGCATCCAAATAATCAGCAAAGCCTATAATAGGTGAAGATGTATAATTGCTTTTTATTGTTCAAAATGCGGAATTTAAAGAAGGGTCATATTTAAGTTCTACAGGACCTAATACATGATATGTTAAAGGGATAGAGTCTTCTGTTGTAGGCATTAACCTACCATGACCGAAACAATCGTAAATATAGTCACTTACTTTATAATGACTATCTATATCATGTTTGCGAACAGTATATACTTTACCATTCAATAATTGAACTTGCTTACCTATCATATCATCAGTAAGAATAATAGGGTTTACAGGTACGCAATCATTATCGAGTACGATATATCCTTGGTTCATGAAGAAATACATATCGTTGAAGTAAACATGCTCATGACTCTTAGGATAATGAAGTATATGTTTATCTCCCTCACGGTCAATAAGAATAAGTTTTAGACTACCATCTTCGGATGGAAATACATCTTCTAAACTAAATTTATCCACTTTCATACAAATTCCTTAACTAAAGAATTTAAATGCTTGATAAGCGATTGCAGCAGTAAATCCTAATAAGTACCCAATATATGCATAGGCTAAGACAGCTAGAGCCATATAAATTATGGTTTGTAAAACTTGTTTCATAGCTATTCTTTCATACTTTCCATAAAATCAAGCCATTTCTGTGCATCTTTTCTTGTACGGAAACAGTTGCCAGTGTCAGACAAGATTTCATCAAATTTACAATTACTACATGTTGTTTCATGCACATCTAGATAAAAATTAGTTTCATGGGGATGAATGTAATAGTAGATTTCACCTTTCTTAGGCATAAATGCTTTAGGTAAGTCTTTAAGGTTAATAACATTTTCCCACATTCCGATGATGTCAAATTTATGTAAATATCCATCACCATATGTACCATTATCTCTCCAAACTTCGGCAATTTGTTTTAAATTTCCACGTTTATTAAAGATAATTCCTTGTAATGGGAAAGCTGCTGAAGAACCATCATTAAATACATATTTATCAGGAATACGATAACAGATTAAAGCTTTTTGACCGTTACGTAATTTTACTGGTTTACCGCTTAGGGCTTCTTTTAAATTAAATGGTTTCATTTATTCTTTCTCTGGTAATTCAGGTAATGGCATCCAATGAGTAATGTCCATTGGAGTTACCCATTCGTTATCTTTAAGAAAGTTGAAACTAATAGTTTTATGTCCATAAACTACTACTGTTTCACTATATCCAGCATCATCTAATTCAGGCATACGGTCTGAACATTTAATCCATTGGCTCATAGTATTATCCTTGTGTTGTAGATGGGTCTAAATTAGATAAAAAACTGTTAAGTTTGTAAGTACAATCTTTACATAAGTCAATTTTAGTTTCGTCAACACCGCCAACATTTCCATTTGTATCTAATACACCCCATTTCTTTTTAATGTGTAATTTTGTCATTAAAAATTCAGGGTTATTATTACTTAATAATTTGATTTCCTGACCACATCTATCACAAATCATTAATCTAGTAATTTTTTCCATACAATTTCCCAAAAATAAAAAAGCCCCGATAGGGGCTTTATGGTATTAAAGATTAGTATTGGTACATGTAACCAGCACCGACTGTTACATCTTTCTGAGTATCAATACCAGCAGAAAGTTTAATGATATGGTGACCATTATCAGATGCACGAGAATATCCTACTGCAAGAGCAGATTGACCATGTTTATGACCTACACCTACACCTACACCAGATTTACCTGAAATGTAAACTTGTGGGATGTTAGCCATAGCAGCGACAGAAGCAGTACCTGCATCAGCACGTTTTCTGTTTTTGCGAACATCACGGTCTAAACGATGAATAGCTTTAGTATTTGCATTTACTTTAGCATCTACACTATCAATACGAGCATTTACTTTAGATACTTGGTTTACTACTTCAGCTTTTGTTGCTAAGTGGTCTACGTTTGCATCTACGGTATATACAGCTTCGCCTTTTGAACCAAGAGCTTTAGTAATAGTAGTATTTTTACCAGCTTTTACTACAGAATGTTTCTTGGCTTCTACTTCTACTGCATTGATACGAACAGAATTATGAGAGATATTAGCAGCATTATCTGCAATACTTGCTTTATTGTCTGCAATGTCTTTAGCATTGGTTTCAATCGCTTTAGTATTTTTATCTGCTTTGGCTTCTACTTTATCAATAGCTGGTTGGAAGTCTTTAGAGCTTACTGTATAAGTTACTTTACCATTAGCGTCTGTACTTGAAGTTACAGTTACATTATCACCTGCAGTGACCTCTGGTAATTTCTTCTCTACAGCTTGGATATATTTAGTATTCTCAGCAATATCTTTTGCATTTTTGTCGATTAATGCTTCTGCTGCACGAATATCTGCAGTATTGGTTTGAATAGCTTTGGTATTGTCAGCAATCGCTTTTGCGTTGTCTTTGATACTTTGAGCATTCTTGCCTACTTGGTCAGCTACTAAATATAATTGAGAACCGTTGATTGCATCAGTAGAAGTAGCAGAAATCTCACCTGCACCTATATTTACTAATTGACGTTCTTTACCTTCTGAACCAACAGATACAGTTGCTACTGGAGTATTACCAGCAAAGCCACTATAAGTAATAGATTGTACAGTTGCTTCATTTACTGGTTTCTCAATTTTAGATACAGAGTCAGAACCTAATGCTACGCTATTATCATGCGTAGTAAGAGCATTACGACCCATAGCCATAGAATTAATGCCTTTGGCTTGACTATCTACAGAAATTGCTACAGAGCCATTTGCAAGAGCATTTGAACTATCACCTAATGATGTTGCAAATACACCATCTGCTTTAGATGATTGACCTACAGCTACAGAAGATTTTTGGGATGCAACAGAATCGTTACCTACAGCTACTGCTGAGTCTGCAGTTGCTTGTGAACCAGAACCTAATGCAAGAGCTGATTCTGCTGTTGCTTTGGCTAATGAACCAAATGCACTAGCGTTTAAGCCAGATACTTCTACACGTTCACCGACACCAGTACCTTCATTAGAAAGTACTTTGTTGTCATAACCGATAGCAGTTGCATTGTTACCTTTAACAAGGTTGTAATGACCTACTGCAGTAACTTGGTCACCAGTGATATTATTACCACCGCCATATGCATGGCTATGGTTACCAGTTACGATATTGTTCATACCTACTGCAGATAATTGTTCACCAGATAAATGATTGTTATCACCAATAGCTTGAGACTGATAACCGTCAATAGATGAACCATCACCAAAGATGTTACCGTCTTTGGCATTAACTTTTACTACGTTTTGGTTACCATATACAGATGTACTACCGTGGATAGCTTCTACAGTGTTATCTTGACCGAATACACTGTGGTTGTTACCTTCTACGTCAGATTTTACTACACGATTAGCATAGGTTTCTTTTGCTTCAGTAGTACGAGTATCTGGAGTATATCCATCTACTACGTATGGTTCTGTTGGTAATGTCTTACCAGTGGTAGCTGCGTGTACTTGAAATGCAGTAAATGCAGTGATTAATAATGTACTTAGAAATTTAATCTTCATTTCACTTCCTTTTTATTCTAAATGATTGCGAAGAGCATGCTCTCCACCTACGTATTGACCGTCTACAAAGATTTGTGGAACAGTGTCAATCTTTTTACCTAGACGTTTCTCAACTTCTTCACGAGCTTCTAGGTCTTGTGTTACGTCTTTAAAGGTATAGTCTAAACCTTTTTCAATACATAACTGTTTAGAACGTTGGCATGGCTGACACCATGATGCACCATAGATTTCTACTTTCATTTGTTACCTTCTTTAAGTTGAGTAATTTCAGCTTCAAGTTTCTTAATTTGGCTTCTATAAGTAACATTTGAATCTACGCTATCTATTAACGTATACGTAAGTATTGCAAATAGAGCCACAACTAATAAAAAACTGTAGTCCTTTAAAGCAATAAATTTAATAATCATTGCTACCCCAAATGGTGAAGCTACAAGCATAAGGGTTAGAACGAATTTTGCTAATTCAGTCATTTTTCACCTACAAATTTTTTCAATTCTGGTTTGAAATAATTAGGTCCTTTTAAGATTTTACCGTTTGAATCAATAATAGGATTACCGGCTTCATCAAATTTAGACCAGTTACTCTTATTCACTTCAGTAAGAGCTCCATCGAAGTTCATACCTGCATATTGAGCTACACCAGTTGCAGTAACAACTTGGTCACATAAAGCGTCCAATAGAGCAGTTTTATCTGCACGTTTCCATAAGAGTTCACATTCTGCAGCAGTAAGAGATAAGAGTTTCTCTTTATACTCGATAAGAGCATCTGCTGTCTTTTGATTACCAAGAGCTTCACACATTTCAGCTACTTCTTCAAAGTGATAAGCAGTCTGCTGAATAATATTTTGAATTGTTGGTTCAGGTTTAGCTTTCTTGAACCAATCTGAAATACTTGCTACTGATACAGACTTATCATTTAAATCACGACATTCTGTACCAAATGGAACAAAGTTATCAGTACATAAAAGCGTTTCAGGAAGTACACGTGAAGCTTCTGGTTCAGTATAGATTTTATCCCACATCTGTGAGTATTCTTGTACTAAACGGTCTTGAATTTCGTTACGGTTCATTTGAGTAAAAGGCATTACTTTACCGTATAGAGTAGTACCTTTTTTAAAGGTTACAAAGTGTCTCATAGTGAGTCCTTATGAATATAGTGAGCGATTGTACAATCATATTCTTTACTATCTATATAATTGTATCCATGAAAGAATTTAGAGGATTTTTTCATATAATCTTCTAAAAATAACCTGAATTGGATTAAATGACCATCTGAACCATCAGAATGATACATATATTTATGCACATATGTGATGATGTATTCATCTACACGAAAATACTTAACAAGTTCTTCTAAGATAGTAGCACCACCAATAAAGTATACTTGTTCAACACTTCTAAAAGAATCTACTACCTCTTGAATAGAGCGAAATACTTCAGCACCTTCAGCTTTGAAGTTTGGATTACGACTAATCACTACATTGATTCTATCAGGAAGGGGTTTACTTCCAATAGCTTCCCAAGTATTTCTACCCATGACAATAATTTCATGTGTAGTAAGTTTCTTGAAATTGATTAAGTCTTCTTTAAACATATATGGCTGCACGAATGAACCATCAGGTTTACGATATCCAATACCTATAGTGTTATTTGTAGGTGAATGATTAGGTGCATAAGCACCGACTAAAATCACTTTAATCTTCATCAATAAACTCCAAGTCCAGTTCATTAAACTTAATGGTTTGTAGTACTTCATGCCATTTTTCGTCTGTATGATAGTCTACTTCTTTGCAGTGACAATCTATTTCAAAGTTTGTACCGATACGGTTTAATACTTTGTAACGATGAATGGTATCTAAGATAAGCGGTACTTCGCATTCTTTTTGTGGACGAGCCATATAAAATGGACAGAGTTTATGAAGTTTAGGTGATTCTTCAAATAACTGTTTACAGGTTTGAATAGCTAAATCAGATAAATCATCTAATACACATTCTTCTACTGAACCAAAGGAAGCAAAATCAATATAATGTTTACCGGATTGGTCTCTGCAAATTACACCACATACTATGTCCCATTTACAACGAGTGTGTTCAAAGTGCCATGCTAACTGTGGAGAAATCTTTGCAGGCATATCACGATAGAATACTGTGTTACAAGTATTAGACTGGTCTGCCATTACAAGCGTAATAGTATAATTAGACATAATATCTTGTGTAGTCTTGATAGCACGCATTTTAGCTTTATTAGCTTTGGTTCCGTTAGTATGTTTACCTTGTCTTACTACATAATTCATAGTGTTACCTTATTGAAGAATCTTACAGCTACTTCAAATGTATCAAATGTTTTTGATGCAGTTTTAGCAAATAAACCTTTACGTTCTTGATAAACAGCGTAAATACGTTTTCCATCTGCATAGTGAACAGTGAGTTTAGTTTCTCTTTCTGAGAACCAACCTTTTTCATAATGTTCTAATAGCACATATTCGTGTTTAGCAGACGCTACAAAGGGATTTAATGGTGCAGTAGTACCATTATAAGGATTAAACTCTTTAAGGTCGTCTACGAGCGATTTAATGCGTTTTTTGAGGGTTTCGTTCTCTTCTTGTAGTTTAAGAAGTTCACGTTGAAGTACTTCTGGGTCTTGCAGTTGTTTTTCTACCCATTCGTCTAAGTTTTCAGGAATTTTCAAGATATCCTCCAACTGGTCCGACCAGTTAAAAAGTTGTTTACAAGGGGTCTTGACAAACTATAATAAAGATTCTTTTCTTTTACTCTTTTCTTTTCTACAATCAAATAATGGAAGAATTATAAGATTCCTGAAGTTAAGGTAAATAGACTATAACCATTTACTGTTACAGGGTCTGAACCAATAAGAATGTCTTGGGTATCATAGTTTACAGTAATATTCTGGTTTAATGAAAGAGTACTAATGTCTTTATTACCTACTTTAATATCTTTATAAGATAAGATAGGTAGTTCATCATAACAATAAGCTAGTACATCGCTTACCGTATCATTGTTAGTAAAAATACATTTAAGGTTTTTCATAAATTCCTCATGGGGATAATAAGATGTAGGGATACCATCATTGATATCCTGTAAATAACTTTCGAAAATCATGTACTCTTTGAGCCAATAATCTTCACGTTCTGTTCCTCTTGCTGCTTTTAAGCGATTACGAAGAAATGTGTCATATTTGTCTAACATTAGAATTCTCCGTAGAATGTAGTGATATGTTTTAGACGTGGTTCAAAATCTTCTTCAGAAGGCTCTAGAGAGCTTTCTTCATCTTTAGAGACGTAACAGTCCACTCCAGAGTCAATAATCGCTACAGCGTCATTTGCGAGGGAATTTAGGGTATCATCAATCATAAGTGTTTGCAAAGATGTACCCATAGCAATAAGAGCTTCTACTGGAATCTCTTCGTCTGTAGAGAATGATTCTATGCCATTTGCAGTAATACATTCTACCCAGTATTTAATCTTCACTTTGTCCATATTCAACTCCAATAGCAGGACGACCATAACGGTCTTTAAAATAAGTTGGTGTAACCGGTTTATACAAATGTTGGTATCTGTCCAAAGAAGATGGACGTAGAGCTTTTGGTAGAACTGAACCAAAGCATAAATACTCTAGTTTTTCTATTGCTGCTTCTGATACTGTTTTATAGTATTCACTTTGTCGCATCGAAGATAGAGCATTTTTAAATAATTCCTGATAGTCTTTGGTTAATTCTTCACTAACTATCGTAAGTTTTTTAATTTCTTCTTTAAACTCACCTTGTTTACGCAATAAACGTAAGTTTTTAGCGTTAAGTTGTTTAACTTTATAATCAGACTTAGAAATAATAGATTGAATTTCTTTGTTTTTTGTTATAACAGCTTTTTCTAGAATTTTAATATTCTTTTTGAGACCTTTTATAACTATTCTTGCTCTATCCATAAGAATAGTAGATTTTTTTAACTCGTTCACAAAGATTGTGACTTCTTCTTTAGGAACATATCCTAAAAGACTGAATAATTTTTTAAGCATGTAATACTCCATCAGCATAAGTAATCTTATATTTTTTAAAAAAGAGTTGAAGAGCTTCAATAGTGGTAACTGCTGTCCATCTACCACAAGCGAATGTTCTATGATAAGCACCTTCATGGCAAAATATATTAAGTTGAATACCTTCATATTTAGTATAGTTCCATGTCATTACACCTCGTAGAGGCAAATCTTGATAATCTATACCAAGATATACAGGAATAATTGGACAATGTTCTTCTAACCTTTGTAAGCGTTCCAACGGGAACGCTAATGAGTTTAACCAATGCTCAATTTTTTGTAATTGTTCTGTTGTGTGGTACTGTGCCATTTTTCCCTCAAGAGTTTGCTTTGATGTTCATATACTCCAATGCATAAGGTATTGAGTATGGGTTTACTTACGTATGCTGTAAATATTTTATCTTTGTCAAAACAATATTCTGCAAACTTAATATCATGAGCAGTTTTTAAACTTTTATCGTATTCAGAAATCATCTCATGACCTAAACGAAAATATGAATTTTGAAGGTCAGAAGTTTTAAGTAATGGGGAATAATGTAAACGGTATTTAGCTGACTTTGTGTCGAAACACATGTAAATAGTACTATCTAAATCAAGTTTAATACCCATTTGACTAGGTAATCCTAATAACATAGTTATTCCTCATATTCTTTGAATATATTTAGCAGATATTTAATATCTTTAGAGAAATCTATTGTACCGTCCGATTCAATGTTTGAATGAACCAAGATATTCTTATAGCCTTTTAGTTTAAATTCATCTAAAAGAAATCTTAAGAGTTTATGGTCATAAAATGGTATAAGATTAAAATTAGGTCTGTATTTATTATTGATAGAGTAACTGTATTGGTCAGGACCTAATACGATAGATAAACTTGGTTTGTCTAAAAGATTAAACATAGTCATCATAAATTTTGCTGTAGCAGAATCTGGAATAACTCTTCTTTCATGCCAATTTCCACGATAGCAATCTATAGCTTTTGATGTACCAACAAAGATAAATGCATCGTACTCTAAATATTTTAAGTAAGGTAAATTAGCGATACATCCAGAATTTCCCCATTCAAAATCAGTAAACTGTTTTAATGGAGCAAGTCGATTAGAGTAGTCACCCCAATAATGTCTAATAATGCCCTCAAAGCGATTGATGACATAAAGACTTTCAGTAGTGTATTCAAATTTCATTTGCGTAATTGTTAAGTTGTTTGATAGAGGATTCGATAGTTTGTGTTGTTAGAATGTCATAACCATCTGCTGCACGCATAGGAAGAATAAGAACATTAGCGTCTTTTGGAATATCCATATCTTTCAGAGTTTCTTCTAGATACTCTTCGTAACAAGTTCTATATAGTTTTGTCTGATTTTCATCATACATATAACCTGTTGGAATGGCTCTAAATGTAGTTACTACATGGATAACAGGAATTTCCAATATCTTTGCTATAAATCTGAATGTTGCAGTTTCCATTGATGCAGGGATAAGTTTTCCAAGCGGATACCCTTCAAACTTTCTATCTACTACCCATTCATCCATAAAGATAAGTAAGTCTACATCTAAAAGCTTTTTATAGTCATAGTTTACAAATTTAGAACCATAAATCTGATTTCTAACTGTATTGAACAGACAACTATGGAAAAACATTTTATCCGGTACAGGCTCACCATAATGTTTATAACCTAAACATTTTGTTTCTTCAGTAATAGTATTGATTTCGATGTTCATGATTTCCTCAATCAATCATACGTGCATAGAGTTTCAATTCCTTTTCTACTTGCTTTAACACAATATTAGTATGTTTTGTATCATGGTGATGTTTATCAGTCGCTATAATAAAGACTTCTGCATCTTTTTTAAGGTTGATTTCAGTTAGTACACCCATAATACTGTCACGGTGAGAAACGATATAGTAAGGAAATTTAGAATGGTATCTACCATACTTTTCTATATCTTCTACATCTCTGGTTCCGACAAATAATGTAGGAATATTTAAGAAAGTACCTACTGTCAGAAATGTATCACCAAATACACTTGTAGGGAGTATCATGTCTTGATAGCGTTTATATCTTGGTTCAGTAAAAATATCACTACAATCAAGACAATCTCCAACATTGTCACCAATGTAAGAAGCACCTACAAGAATGATTAGGTCTGCATTAAGTAAATGAGAGTAATCAAAATTAGCTGCTTTTTGTGTAGAAGTACCTAAATAGTTTCTTGATACATCTGATAACAATCTAAAATTACTGTAATTATTGTTATCTTCTCTATCTCCGAAGTCTAAAGCTTTAAGGTACTTGTATTTAGAATGTGATTTACTATTTAGAGTATATCTGTAAATATTCATAACTATTTCCAGTTGCTTAATGTGTTTTCTACTACGCTAATAGTGTCTAAAGCTTGTGTTAGATTATCATCTTCTTCATCTTCGAAGTCAGCGTCTAACTGTAATAAGAGTACTTTAGCGTTTTTAGAAATGTTAAGTTTACGAAGAGTATGTTGAAGTTCATAAGGCGAAGTAAGGAGGTAATATCCATTTCCAGAATAGGATCCAGCAACATCATGGGTTAATTCCCCTTCAATATCAATATGTATAAAGGGTTTACCTGTACATTGACAAATTAAATGAAAGATATCTGTATTAAAAGTTGCTGGAAAAATTCTATCACCCCAAACTAAATCTTTTGGGTCAATTTTAAATAACGGAATTTCACTAGCATCAAGACCTATATAAGTCTTTCCTATATGAATAACTACATCGTATTCAGGAACTGTTGTGTAATTGAAAGATACAGCATACGCTGCAACATTTCCAAAGATGTACTCACATCCTTCTGCTAGAATATATTTTCCTATTACTTCTCCATCACTTATTCCAGAAGATGTAGGATAATCATCTACACGTTTCCATCCCCAGAGTTTAAAGTCTAGAGAACTATCTACATATAATTTAGTGATTTGCATGATATTCCTTAAAGAATTGTATAGCATCTTTTGGTTTAGCAACTGAAAAACTATCATAAGATTCATTTTCTGGATGAACCAAAAGAATAGAAGAATTCTCTGTAAGACCTAATTCATTCTCTATTTCTGAAAATTCAGTTGTGGTGCTGAAGTTAGTAGATTTCTTATTATCAGTATAAAAGAAAGTTTTTGATTGATGTGCAGGATATGTAATAACAGGTATCTGATACGCTTCTGCTACTAATAAAAATGTAAGAACATTTGTTATAAACATTGTTCCCATATACCAATTCATGCTTGGTGGTGTAGTGAGTACAATAGCATCAAATTACTTAAACTTATTGTAGTCATAATTAATTACATAATAAAAATGATGCCCATAGTGAGCAATCACTGCTTTAGTCAAATTTCTTAAGTTTTTACTAAGTTTACCTTCGATAAGTTGAGTATATTTATAACCATATTGTTGTAATCTATGGTCAGGTGATATCGCTGTGATTTTCATTTAGAATTTCCACTATCTTATTGTATATAGTTAGATGTTTTGGTAAATAATAATTATCAGTAGGTGAATAAATTATTAATACTTTTTCTGGATTAAACTGACTAAGATATTGCTTTAATAACTTATACCCTAGAGATGAAGCATTCATTACTTTATAAATATCTGTATCCACCGAGCATGCAAGATTTTGTTCAAATTCTTTTATTGATACAGATAGAAAAGGGATACCTAAAAATTCTGCTGCAGGAATAATACCATTAGTTGAAGTTGAATCTTCTTGTAAAGGCATAACATGTCTAAATTCATCAGTAAAAATATCTGAAATACTAATAATGGTATCGTATTTTAATAAATCTGAATAATTTATATCATAGTCAATTACCGTAAATATTGAGTAGATATTTAAACATTTTTCTACAAAGGTTAATTCTCTATCAGATATATCAATGTATTTCGATTCTTTAACTTCTGTTGAAAAGCTTTCACTGAAAGACCATACGTCAATTTTCATATTTTTTTAATTCCTTTAAGATGTATTGTAATGTTCTGGCTGTATAGGAATATGTAGATGTTTCGTAATTAGCTATAAAGATAATTACTTTACTATCTTGGTTCAGATTATATTCTTTTAAACGATGAACTAATTCATCTTCAGGAATAATATAATGACTGTGGTGAAACATAAGTTGTTCTTGGTTAGAGAATCCATTTACAGGAATAGCTAGTAATGGAATATCTAAAGCATGAGCCATAAACATAAAGTTATACGCAGCCGATTCATTAACACTTAATTTTTGTGAAAATATCGAAGTGTCTGTATATCCTATAAATGTTTTACAAAGTAAAATGACTAAGTCACAATCTAAAAACTCTTTGTAGTCTATATCTAATGTAGGTATACATGTTGGAGAAATTCCTTGTAAAATTTCTTCAATAGGTGAATATGTCTGAGGATATCTATTATTTACTATTTCACACCCAAATCCTTTAAACTTGCTATGTGAAGCATATTTTTTAATATTCATTTAAAACCCTTTAATATTCTATAGGTTTGTTCGCATATACCTTTTTGAACACCACTAAGAAATGTAGGACATCCGTTTAACAATAATACTTTACTACCTTTTTTAATACCAAATTCTTTGAGTTTGGTTTCTAGATGTTTTACATCAATGGTAGGCTGTTCATAGTGATAAGCTTCTTCAAGAAGTCTAAGATTTTCTATTAAAGAATCTTGTCGATTACACATTACAGCAATAAAAGGTATTTCCATATATTTTGCTATTTCACTGTAGGGATTTAAGCATTTATCTTGAATCATTAAATCATTTCCGTTATGTGCAATTCTTCCTACTGAAATAATACAATCATAATTTAATATAGATTTATAACGGATTGCTCTAGAGACAATTCCCCAAGTAGCTAATCTATCTAACCATTCTTCTATTTTACTTAATTCACGTCTTATATATGGAAAGAATTTTGCTCCATGCTTTTTGAAAAAACGATTATCTTCATCAAATTCATGTATAGTAATTTTCATAAAAACTCCATAAAACAAAACAGGCAAAGGACCAACCCTTCACCTGTTTTTTCTTTGTTCCCATTAGGGAACAAAGTGGCATAGACTAGCTATTCTTTAAATTCTTCAATAGCTTTTTCAATAATAGCTTTAATGATGTCTATCACTTCTGATTCAGCTTTTCGTTTGGCTTGTTTTAAGTTTTTAACTTCAGTACCAATGTCTGTTAGGAATTTTTCTGATAATTCAGATAATTCTTGATATGTACCGAATCTAGTGTAATTTCCGCTATACATACCATTCCACATTGATACCATCCAGCGTAACAAATGTTTTGACGCTCCATGTAGAATTCCTAATGCAATCCGGTATTCATCAACAGTATATTGTTCAGGTAACACTGTTTGGATATACTCAGGCAATGCTTCACGTAATTCACGCATAAGGTCATCTAATGATAACAATGTTGTTACTTGGATTAATGGTGATGCAAAGTATGGTGGAACATCATCTAACAATGTTAGAGTTTTTTCTGCTACTTGAATTTCTGCATCTGTGTACCATTCACGGAATTTTACAGCTTCAATGTCAGTACTATCAGTTTTTTGGATTAATTTACCAAAGAGTTTAAGTTGTACA